ATTGAGATAAGAATTTTTTTTTTTTTGAAATTTTTTTTTTCTAATTTTTTTTTCTTGGTATTTACAGAAGTGGTAGATACACCAACCCCACCTCCCCCATCACTCAGCCTCTGGGGATCCTACCCCGCGGTTAAAAATAACCTTATTGTCCAATGTTCAAATTCTAATTATTATGGAACGTGGTAACTTAACATTTATTGACACTTTTACAGTGGAACAATTCAAAGAGAGAATGGGAGTAGAACAAATTGTTGTAAGGAAAAGCCCAAAGACAAACAATCTCTTCTTCACTTGTGGAGGAAAGGCAGGTGCAGTTGCACTAAAAGGAATCCCAGAACATCCTATGATTTCCCATGTAAAAGGAGATCCTACTCCAGAAAATCCAAGTGGGGAGTTCTATCTCCTTCATGAAGAATGTGGTGCACCTGTAATTGCAAGTTTCTAAAAGGAAAGTGTAGACTATATGGTCTACACTCTCTTTATTTTCCTTAATCATTAATATCATTCATCATCTAATTATTAATAGTGCTTTAATGTGTAAAGGTTATATAGGTTAGGCATTAACATGCTCTTAGTATAACTCTAAGATAGGTTACACATTATATTATATGTAATAGGATTTAACTCTATTAGTGATTAGAATGAGATGAAGAATATTCTATTTACATCTCTTCCTGACAAGAGGATTAGAGAGGTAAATAGAGTATTTAGAGATTTTAATAAATTGAGTAAATAAGATAGGATAATAGAGTGTGGAATACACTTTATATCCTATCTCCTTTGTTTTGTGAGATAGTACTGACATTTTGTCAGTCTGTCATTAATCTATAACTTGTTGATTTATTGAGAGTTAACAACATAAACTGACAAAATGTCAGGTATATAACACCCTCCCACAAATACCTCTCATCAAAATCACAGTCAGTAAAACAATTATTCAATAATATATGGCTGTTTTTACTGTTACAGTGATTACGTATATACTTTTGTTAAGCCTTATGATGATTAAACTATGGCAAGAAAACATACATATCATCGAGAAAACTGTGATTGTTTCATAAGAGAAATCATAGTAGATGTCTATGGAAGGAGAATAATCCTTGATGGACAACATGCCTTTGAATGGTCAATTGTCATTGAATCTTGTGGTAGAATAACTATCCAATCATACCGTTCTGGTAAAGAAGCAAGACAGGCTTTTTACTCTTTAAATAAAAAGAGATGAAGTACGCAGTATATGACTCCTTAGGTAATTTCCTAAGAGGTTTTCCTACTTATCAACAGGCTATGACATATAAGATAATGTGTCAAAGATATGATTGGGTAATTAAACAAATATACTAAATTTGCCTTTCTTAAAAGGACACCTCTACAGTGTAATTGTAGACGTAGGAATACACAATATTCCAATATAGCGTACCTATATTGACTTTGTCTGTTTCAATAGGAAACCTTCTTATTTAAACTAAAGGGGAGAGCATCCTAGTTAAAAAGCTCTCTATATCTAATTGATAATATTATTTATGGTGTACAACATAATAATAGAATCTATCATAAACTGACTATCATTATGATTAGCTTTTAGCAAAGTTAGATATAAATACGTAAACCGTGATAGTAGTAACGAAAGTAACATTATTAGGTATCTTATAACTAGATATGATAGTTTAAGTTACTGAAGTTACTGTTTTCTCTATAGTTTAATAGGTAAAATATCAGTCCAGAGGGAGTGAAGATAGAAGTTCGAATCTTCTTAGAGAATCTAAAGCATTATGATATATTAATGGGTTAATATTTTCCTGCCATATTATCTCCATTTGACCTCTACATTAGTAGAGGTTCTCTCATTATAAAAGACAACCTGGTGTGAGAGATAAGTAAGCCTAGTGCTGAAACTAATAGTCTTTAATTTAAAAGTCTTACTACTTATTAAGAATAATTATAAGTTAAAATTATTATAGGGACACTCCTTGGGAAGATAATTATGAGGTGATAAGGTAAGACTCTTTTTAAACTCTTTAAAATCTCACGATGTATAGATAAATCGTATTTTAAGTTATGAGACGAAAATTTAATCCTGCGCAAGTATGCAGTTCAGAGAATTATGAAGAGAGCAAACAAGCTCATAGAGAATTTATTCGAAGATTTCATTCTGAAAATATAGAAGAAATTCAACATATTTTTGAAAGTATTGTTATTTCTCAGAAATGTTATGTCAAATGCTTTGGTAGACTTATTGAGATAACTGAAATAGAGGCAACTCGAATTGAAGAAACTGTTAAAATAATAAGAAAATGAGACAGTACTTTTATATGGTTGCACATAAATCCGAATGTGGATTTTGTCTTGATAAGGTATTTCTTCAAGAACGAGATGCAATTAAATGGGGAAGAACTTTAGCAACAAAGTTTCCTTCTTATCAAGTTGAATTGTATCGTCAAGAAATTACCAGAGCAGGAACTTGTCATTTTTACAAGAATATGCTTCCTTTTTAGTTAATCCTAAAGTAATACTATTACAAACTTGGGTCTCCCCACAAACCTTGAAGTTATCCGAAGTGGGATTATAGAAGGTTAAATCTTTAAATAAAAAAAAACTATATGTTTATATACAAATCAAGAAAAAGTTAAAATACTTCAAGCTCCTATATTGGCTTATAAGGTTCTTTTAAAAACCTATGGAGGTATATTCTCTCCATTTCAATTTTACCCTTATACAGAATATGTAGGTTCACATGAAATTATAGAGTGTAAGGATAAGCTAGAAGCTATTGAAGTAGAAGGCCCTAGGATTAAAGAGTATAATGTTATTCATGGATTTCATTTATATCTTGATATAGATAGAGCTAAAAGCTTAAAAAGATGGAATGTGAGCCACATAATCTATGAATGTGAAATTCCTGAAGGGACTTCATGCTATATAGGATGGGCTGGTAAAGAAATTTGTGTAAATAGATTTCGAATCCTTAGAGAAATTGGGGCATGATTTGGTTTTGATTGCTAATTATTTGGTAAGAGAACATGCAAAGACTGATGGAAAGACATCAAACAATTAAATGGCACATCTTATAAAATGGCTGCCTAATTTAGGCTGAGTAGCACTTACTTGGAAACAGAAAGGTGTATTGCCTTAATAAATGGTTCTCTGTTTTATAGATTAAGGCACTTATGAAACAAAAACAGAGGTATGATAAGATTAATCTACTTTAAAGTCTTATCTGTAACTATGAGTAGGTAGGAAAGTTTCCTATTAAATGGGAATATTACTAAATTGACAGATAACCAACTGTATAATAAATAGGTAAGCATGTAAAATTCTTTTATTAGAGGTTAGTAAGACAGGGGTTCGACTCCCCTATGCTCCACAATTAATAAACTAATAATCAAATCATCAAATGAGTGTAAGAAGAAGATTTACTGAAGAGGAAGATAGAGTAATCTTCAGTAAGATTAGTGAAAATCCAGGTAATATATCCCAATGTCTTAGGGAGCTAAGTACAGAGCTAGACAGAAGTTATCTTACCTTGCGATACAGGTGGTATAGTACCATCTCTAAGAGAAATAATTTAGCAGGAGTGTCCTTTGTGACTTATGGAAATGGTTCTGCTAACCTTAATAGAAAGGTTACAAGGAAAGACACACAACAGTCTATTAAAACAAAGAAAAGTAAATGGAGAAGAATACTCAATATACTTTTTGAATAAAATCAACTATAATACAGGAGAAAAGAGATGGAAAACATTAAGGACATGGTATTTTTCGCAGATGATAATACCGAAGGTATCAAATTAAGTAGTACAAACTCTAACTACATTGCTAACCTGGCAAAGGAATACATTCAAAGTACAGAAGCACACTTAAACAATGTACATTTCCTTGATATTAATGTAGAGGTAATAGGCAGAGCTAATAAGGCAAGTATTATCCAGAGAGGAGAAACACTTGAAACTTTGAACAGCCTACAATCACTACTTAAGAGAGTAGCACAGGCCAAATCTCTCATAGCTTGGTTAAGAGAAGGGATTAAAGCTAAGAACAGGCTAATAGAACATTTAAATACTATTAGCTTTGAGGATTGGTGTAAGGAGAATAAAATAGTTAGCCCTGAAATTCCTCATCCTGGCCATATACTGACTGAAGAAGAGTATTATGCCTCTCTTCCTATTAAGGAGAGAAATAGATATTATCAGTTAGAGACTGAAGCTGCTGTATTAGGCAAATATATCCACCCTGATGGGCATTTATCTAATGCAAGAAAGGAATTAAAAGATAGGATTTGCCATCCTAACAGGTTGGAGGGCAGTGGTGCTGATGCCCTTATTTACACCTATACCCCTACTGTAAGTGAAGCTTCAATAGATGAAGCATTCTATAATCTTCAAAATGAGCACAGAGAGATACAGACTCAATTAAATGCTATGAAGTCTGTCTGTGAACATGCCATCAATGAATCTGCTAACAAGGTAAACACAGAGTTTATAACTGATTCTCAAAAATATCAAGCTGAACTCGAGAAACATTTAGCAGCCTTTAAGGCATGGAAAGGTAAGAAGATTCAAGAGTATAGTAAACTAAAAATCGTAATCCCCCATTCTCTAATGGACATATATAACACTATTAATAAACTTGGGAAATAATAAGCAGGTAAATGAAGACTTAGAATATTGATTCTTAACTTCATTGAATATATGCAATAGGTATCCATATACATATGATATAATAAAGGATTATAAGAAATGGTGACTATATACGACAATACCCTAAATCTTTTTTGTTATTTGATTTATAATAACTGAAATCTTAAAATTTGAAAAGGAATATAACATTTCCAGTTATTATACGTTATATTCGCAGAGTTATAAAAGAAAGAAAAGGAAGGAAGAACCCTGACAAAGCGGCAACTCTGTCAGGGCGTCTCCTAAAAAAGCAGTTAGTTTAATCGTAAAGAAAACAAACATTGCGTGTAATATATGCACTCAAGCCTGCACCACTCTTTGCAAGACGTTTCATTTCTTCCACGTTTTCCCTTCCTGCTTTGTTGTAGCTATAAGAATATGGTTTACCACCTTTGAACCAAACAGTTATACGTGTAGCCTCAATCTCATAGCCAATGACTGGAGAGTTGCCTCTCAAATCTAGGTATTGATATGGATATAGCGGATACTTATTGCATATAACTTGTTTAATACTTCAAAATTAATGATTTCATGAGTGAAATTAAATTAAGACTAAATATTACACTTCAAGGAAGTGTAATGTTCAGCAAGGAAGAGTGCCTTAAAACAACTCAAAAAGTAGTCAATAAGAAGAGTAGGCATGGTGGATTTCGTAAAACTACTATTGATGTATTAGTTGAAGACCTAGACAAAATGGATCCCAACCATGTAACAGTGACTGATGAGAATGGAACTAATCCTGAAACTATACATTTCTATACAAGGAAATGTATTCCTGCAAGACAATCCCTAAATATTTGCAAAGAAGCCTACCTATCTATGATAGGTAGAGAATGTCCTGCATGGGTTAAGTCAGACAAATGGGCTAGGATGAGTGGAAAAGAAAGACTTGAATCTCATCTACAGAGAATAGTAAAGCATCTTGGAGGTATATCCTATACCTATCAAGTGTATGAAGATTGACTCAGGTAAGTCCTCATAGCAAAGAACAAGGGTATTATCAATATCCTTGTTCTTTTTTTTTACAACCTACTGGCTAAGTGGGATAAAACTAAGAACTATGGAATATGTTCCTGAATTTATACATCTTGGCCATTTTATTGACGTAGAATACATTTGGTGTCCATTGAAAACATAGTTATATTACGGGATCAGATTGCTTGTAAACAAGAAGGATTGATTAATAATTATTATATGGGAAGAAGGATTCTTATAGTAGTCCTTTGGTTTGTCCTATTTATGTTGATGCTCAATGTAAGTCTTAGCATGATTAGTACATCCAATAGTATTGAGAATATGATTGGATTCTTGATACTTGTGGCTACAACATTCATTTCAATCAAGACAAGATGTTTAACAACCATTAAATTCAGAAAGAATGACTGAGGAAAAGATAAGAAAAGGCGAAGAATTACTAAAGAGATTATCCCATCTTAGAGACCAAAAACAAAGATGGGAGAGAGATTCTTCCTATTAGAGGTCTGCACCATAGGAGACCATGATGTAGCGGAGACCCACATGAGTATAGATGGGTCCTTTGTTAATTTTGATGAAATAAAGCTTCTTGCTATAGCTAAGATTAATAGGGCAATCAATGAGGCTCAAGAAGAATTTAATAGGCTGTAAAACAAAGTACTAACTAAATTAATAAGAAGAAAACATGAAAAGTAAGTTAATCTTGGGACTATTATCCTTGTTTATGATGTTTATCACATCATCTTGTAGAGAAAGAATTGATGCTGGCTATGAAGGTATTAAGGTGAATCTATATGGCTCCAAAAAGGGAGTGGATGATATTACTTTAGTAACAGGTGCTGTATGGTATAACCCATTTACAGAAGAAATATATGAATATCCTACTTATGTACAAACAGTGGATTATAAACCATTTACTGTTAATGCTCAAGATGGATCTGAGTTCATAGTAGACCCTACTGTATCATTGAAACTTATAGATGGAAAATCCTCTATTGTATTTAAGAAATACAGGAAAACCATAGATGAAGTTATTAATAATACCATATATAATTATGTAAAGGATGCCTTTAGGATTCAGCTTAATCAATTCAGTACTGACTATATAGTATCACACCGTGATAGTATTGAAAGTGCTATTGAATTATATCTTGCAAAAGAACTCAGAGAAGAAGAATTTCATCTTGAACAACTCACTTCTGGTTTAAAATACCCACAGTCTATAATTAATGCAGTAACCGCAAAGACAGCTGCAATACAAGAAGCTCAAAGAGCACAAAATGAGCTTGCCATTGTAAAGGCTGAGGCAGAAAAACTTGTTGTGAAAGCAGAGGCTGAAAAGAAAGCAAATGAATTACGTAGTCAAGCACTTACTCCAGAAATTCTCCAGAAGATGTGGATTGAAAAATGGGATGGGACTGTTCCAACAGTTATTACTGAAGGAAATACATCAGCATTTCTTGATCTAAGTAAAATAAGCAAAAAGTAATAATAAACAGATGTTATATATCATTAGTATATTAGTAATCATCATAGCAATAAGTATTTTAAGAGATACCCATGTTGAAAAGTATTATCGAGGATACTCTGGGCCTGCTGGTTTAACTGAAGAATATGATCTAAAATTACCACTCTGGCTCTATATACTTATTGTACTACTAGGCCTTATCCCTCTTATTAATATTGTACTGCTTATAATTTTCATGACAATGTATGTTTACACCGCGAATCAAGATCCAAATAAGGGAGTCGGTATAACAGAAGTAGTCTCATTAAGAGGTAGTAATATTATCACAAAGATTATCATAAGGATAACAACCCTACTATGTAAGAAAATATAATTATCATGAAGAGAGAAAAAGTTCAGGAAGAGGCTATGAAAGCAATTAGTAGAAGTAAGTATACAATTCTAGAACTTATTACAGGGTATGGTAAAACTAAGATAGCAATAGATCTTATTAATCATATATGTGATAGAATGTATAAAGGCACTGAACATTCTACTATTATACTTATTCTTGTAGCTAAAACTGTACACAAGCAGACCTGGAAGGATGAGATTGAGAAATGGGGAGGTATCAAGTCTGACTATATTACTATTGAATGCTATGAGTCACTAAAGAACTATGAGAACTCATACTTTGATATAGTAGTGGCAGATGAGATGCAGCATTTGTCAGAAGCAAGAATTGATGTATTGGAGACTATCCATATCAATGAGTCTTTCATTGGACTGTCTGCCACTATTAAGAGAGACATGAGGGATTATTTCATCTACAACCACAAGGCTGAGGTCATTAAGTGTGGTCTCAAGGAAGCTGTAGAGGATGAAATATTACCTGAGCCTACAATATATCTACTACCTTTAACTTTAGACACTATTAATTATACCTACAAGGTTAAGAGGTTTGGGCGTGATATAATCACTACTCAGAAAGGTTATTATGATAGTATCTCTTCATTCATAGAGTGGTACAAGAATAAGTACTTTAATTCAAGAAATGAGAGGATAAAGAACCTGTGGCTTTCAACAGCAGGCAAAAGATTGAAATGGTGTGCAGAACAGAAGGAAGCCCTTGTATTATCTCTTCTTGACAAGTTCAGGAATCACAAGACTCTGACTTTTTGTAGTAGCATTGAACAATCAGAGAGGTTGGGTAAACATAATATAACCTCAAAGAACAAGGATTCTATAAAGAACCTTGAGATGTTTAATAATAATAAAATCAAGCATATAACTGCTTGTAATATACTTAATGAGGGTGTAAACCTGACTAATTGCAGGATAGGTATATTTTGTAACTTGAACAGTTCAGAGATTATTGTAAAACAAAGGGTAGGCAGAATATTAAGGCACAAATCCCCTATCATTATCATACCTTATTTCAGGGATACAAGAGAAGAAGAGCTTATAGAAAAAATGATTGAGGGGTACTCCGCAGATTCAATAGAGACAATTTCCAACATTAATGAAATAATATTATGAAAAATAGAATAGTAGTTACAGATACTAAGTTTCATATTATTGATCATAGAATAGTAGTATGTGAGCTTAAGTGTAGTATGCAGATGTTAAAACACCCTGCATGGATGGTTATTAATGATTATATGTGGAGTAAAAGGTTTCCTCATATAAATTATAATGGAGAATTTATTGTTAAAGCTAAGGCAAAGTGCAATAGCATTGACACTTTCGATGAAAGGAAGGGTAAAATGATTGCAAAGAGCAGGGCTAAAGTTAAAATGTTCAATATCGCATACAGAGTATGGAGGGAATGCTGTAAATCTCTCTTGGACTATAACGAGAAGTGCTTAAGTGCAATGATGGCTTGTGAAATTGCTGAAGATATTGAGAGTAAACATGTGGAGAAACTGCTTATATGATGATTTGTTTAAGTAAAGAGGGCTGTCAGAAGAATAATATTAGTATAGGAGAGGTACTGCTTCTCCTATCTATCCATAATAATGTGGATCTTGACTTAGCTCAAAAAGAACTAATCAAGAAAGGTTATATAACTGCTAACATGAATGACTTATTCCAGCAGATTGGGTGGAGACTTACTAATAAGGGTGCAGAGATTATAGATTCTGTAATTATAGATTCTGATAAGAATCAGCAGCCTGAAGATAAATTGGTTCAGTTAGCTACAAGGCTCAAAGAAATATTCCCAAAAGGCAAGAAGGACGGCACCAATTATTATTGGGCAGATGGAGTAGCTTTAATTGTGAGAAGGTTGAAGTTATTCTTCAAGAAATATGGTGATGCTTATAGTGATGAGCAGATTATACAGGCCACATTAAAATATGTAGAAGGCTTTAACGGTAACTATACATATATGAGGCTATTAAAATATTTCATCTTTAAAGAGAAGATTGGTGCTGCTGGGGAAGTTGAGGGGGATTCGGAGTTGATTAGTTATATTGAGAATGCTGACCAGACAGATAACCTTAAAAATGATTGGACATCTACATTAAAATGAATACATTAAGAGAAAGAGTAACAAAGAATCTACATGCTAGAAGGCAAAGGATTCTTGATGGACAATTAAATTGTATTCCATCCCCATTTAAAAGATTTAGTAATGACTTTATAGGTATAGAACAATCCTGTTACTATACTATAACTTCATTCACTAAGGGTGGTAAATCACAATTTATGTCATACACCTTTATCTATAAGCCTCTTATGTTCTGTTATTATACAAAGGCAGATATAGATATAAAGATATTGTATTTTCCTCTAGAGGAAACTCCAGAGAGAATTATGCAGAGATTTATATCTTGGTTGCTGTTTGATTTTAGTCATGGAAGGATAAGAGTAAGTCCAAGAGACTTAAGAAGCACTACCAAGGCTGTTCCACAAGAAATACTTGATATAATTAATACTGAAGAGGTACAAGATATAATCAGGTACTTTGAAGAACATATAGTATTTCCTGATGAAGCTTGCAACCCTACAGGTATATATAAGTGTTGTGTTAGATATGCAGAGGAACATGGTAGTACCTATTATAAGACTGGGCAATATAAAGACGAGTTTGGGGTAATACAAGAGAGACAAGTATTTGATAGATATGAGCAAGATAATCCTAATGAATATAGATTAATAGTGATAGATACTATTAATCTCATAGATACTGAAAGAGGGATGACCCTCAAACAATCTATGGATAAACTCAGCGAATACTGTGCTAAATATTTGAGGAATAGGTATCATTATTCCCCTGTAATAATCCAGCAACAAGCTTTTGATCAGGAAGGAAATGAGGCCTTCAAATTGGGTAGGGTAAGACCTTCGGTTGCAGGGTTAGGAGATAGCAAGTATACCTCAAGAGATAGTAATGTAGTACTTGGTCTATTTTCACCATTCAGATTTGCTATCAAGGACTATGAAGGATATGACATTTCCAGGTTCAGGGATAACATAAGGTTTCTTGAAATGATTGTTAATAGAGATGGTGAGAGTGGTGGACTATGTCCTCTGTTCTTTGATGGAGCTGTATGCTACTTTAATGAGCTTCCAAGACCTAATGATAAAGATGGGTTATCAGAAGTATATAGGTACATAGATTCAACAATAAATCAAACTAACAAGACTGCTAAGTCCTTCTTTAGTCATATTAGGAGGAAATTAGGTAAAGGGTTGCATCAGTAAGAAATATCTCATAGATTTGAAGTCTAATTTAGAAGTAATAATATTATAAATGAGAAGAAAAGAAAATGGCAAATGCAGTGATTCTATTAGGAAAAAGTGGGACAGGTAAAAGTTCTAGTATCAGGGGTTTAGATCCCAAAGAGACTGTGGTACTAAATGTCCTTGGCAAAAAATTACCATTCAAAGGCAGTAATAATTTGTACAGTGAGAAGAATAAGAATCTATTCAGAATAGATGATTATACTCAAGCTATTAACATGTTACAAGGTATAGATAAGAATGCCTCTTATGTTCATAACATTATCATAGATGATGCTATCTATATCATGAGAAAGGAATACTTTAAAAGAGCTAAAGAAACTGGATTAAATTAGCCATAGTTCAGTATAAATTACTCAAATTGCTGGGAAGCCCTTAGAGCCTTTAGACTACAAAGTAGCCAGTAATGGCAAGCTTGAATGTTTGAAAACTAAAGGATTGGGTAATCAGCAGCTAAGGGTGCTATGTTATAGCATCAAAGTTCAACGACTAAAAGGGTAAATGTATGAAGATAAAGAATAAACATCCAAGAGAGTACAGAATTTGGAAAGCAATGAGAAGTAGATGTAATGCTCCTTGCTTTGATAAAAGCACTTACAGGATAAAGAATATAAAATGTTGCAGAAGATGGGATTCTTTTGCTAATTTTATAGAAGATATGGGTCAATGCCCTGAAGGTTGTAGCATAGATAGAATAGATAATAGTAAAGACTATGAGCCTTCAAATTGTAGGTGGGCAAATAATAAGGTTCAAGCATCTAATAGAGGTGATTTTACTCCTTTAATAGAATACAAGGGGGAGAAACATATTCTCAAAGATTGGTGTAGGATTCTCAATAAAAATTATTCTACCATGAGGAAGAGAATGTATAGACTGAACATGTCTTTTGAAGATGCTTTGATTTACGTAGACCCTAGAGATAAACTTATTCTGTGGGAGGGGAAATATTATACAAGACAGGAACTATGTGCACTGTATAATATACCTTTACAAAACTTTTATGATAGAAGTCATAAGGGTTGGTCTCTTGAGAGGATACTTAAAACACCTATACATACATAAGATATAGTCTATTCCTTTATGAAAGTAAAGGTAGTTAAGATGGCAAATATACAGAATTAGCTATGCACTTTCAACAAATCATATCTACTATTGAGAGCATGAGAGATGATGTAAATGTATTCTTAATCCTTCATAGTGAAGATGTTCAAAGTGATAAAACCACTATAGGATATAAAGTAAGCACTGTTGGACAGTTGATTGATAATCAATATAATCCTGTGGAAGTAGTTCCTATGGTACTATATTCCTCTATCAAATATGATGATAAAGGGATAGCCACTTATGGATTTTATACTCACAGATTTATGGATGGTGTGGTAGAAATACCTGCTAAATCTCCTGCAGATATGTTCACTGAAGATTTTATTCCCAATGACCTTGGAATAGTAGTTAAAGCTATGAAGGAATATTATGGATAGACAAACAGTAGTAGAGGTAAGTAATATTTTGAATCAAGGAAAAATCCCCAACAATTCTCTGCAAATTATAGTTGAGTATTGCAGAGAGAAAGGTAAACAGGAAGATGCTATACCTGCCTTTATATCAGTAATTTCTACGGAAAATATGTCAATCAGGAAGTGTCTGGAAGGGGCTATGGATTATTATAAGACAAAATTCAAAGTGTGCGAGTTATATAGTGCTCCCAATAGTTTAGGGATCCGAAACTTATTATTAATATATTAAAAACAAAGAGAAGTATGAACAAAGTATTGTCAATAAGACAGTTTGCATCAGTAAAAAGGATTGCAATGAATGTAAATCCTCTGGTGGTTAAAAAGAATAAGGTCGCTGCCAGGATTAATGAACTTAATGCAGAGTATAATGCTCTGACTGAGGAAATTGAAGGACATGAGATGGGCATCAAAGCCCTTACTGGCGGTTATACCAGTGAAGATTTGGTTACTAAGAGAGTAGAAGATACTGGTAAGGTAGACAAGGAGGGCAAACCTATCAAGAAAACTACTTATGAACCTAAAGAGGGAGTAGTTATCTTCAATAAACAGGCTAATGTATATGAGATTCATATAGAAGAGCCTAAACTTGAATATAGAATTATCGAAGTAGGTAATACCGAAAAAGTTCCTGAAGTAGAGGTAAAAACAGGAATAGATACCTCCATAGATCCTTTTAATGAGTAGTAAACTATACATGAGAGATAATAAAGAAGATTTGAAAGTATAAAAAACAGCTTATAAAAACAATAATTATGTATAAGAAGAAAACAGGTTCCACTTTTATGGCTTTTAGTAAAGGTACAGAAAGCAAAGAGGGTAATGAAATTGTAAGATATACAGGTGTTGCTCCTGTGTTTGTATTGGCTGTGAACCCTAGCAAAGAAGAATTGGAGAAATTATATAATACACAACTTGAGAATGCTCCTGAATACCTCGGAGAGATTGAAGTAGGTGAAGATAAACATAAAGTGAAAAATGTCAGGCTTGATTTTATTGTCAAAACCGATGCTGAAAAGTGTAATGGTATTGAGTTTGTTACTAAAGTAGCTTTCTTCATTAGAAATGAATATAGGTATAATAAAGATCGAACCAAAGTACAGGTAATTGACAAGTATGGTAGAACTGCTTGGGTTACTATTGAACAGGCTAAAGCACATGAGATCCCTATGTATAAAAATGGTCCAGCTAATCTTGATAAAGACTATAGACCTGCTTATCATGGTGAGGAAGAGCTTACTGGATTTATAAAGGCATATCTCAATATTCCTAATGTCATGAAATATGTCAACAATACCTGGGTTATGGTAGATAAGCCTGAAGATTGTGAAGCAAGGCTTGAGAGTATTGCAGATTACTTCAAAGGTAACTTCAAAGAACTTAAAGAGGTGATTGCACTGCAGCCTAATAACAAAGTCAAAGTATTATTCGGTGTGAGAACCACTGATGATAATAAGCAATATCAGGCTGTTTATAATCAGATGTTTTTGAAAAATAATATTACTGATTATAGTAAGCTGGATGCAGATTTGCAAGAGAGAAAATCTGCTGGAGCATACCCTACTACTGAGTTTATTATAGGAGACTTGAAAGAGTATAAAGTAGAAGCTACTAATTTCAATACTATCAATACTAGTGGTGATATGCCTTTTGATGCTCCTACTGGGGATGATTCTCCTTGGGACTTTGGTAAATAACCTCTAAAAAAAAATTATGATAGCTAAGGGAGAAAGTTCTGTGAGCCTTGATGACATCCTCAGTAAAGTAACAGAGGCAGATATTTTGTCATACTACTTAGGAATTGCAGAAATTCCAACTATAACTAATAGTCCTCTTAGAGAGGATAGGAGACCATCATTTGGTCTCTATTCTATTGATGGCAAAAGAATTTACTATGTTGATCTATCCACAAGGGATAGAGGAGGTGTATTTGATTTATTAGGCCACATGTGGAATTGCAGTTATAAGGAAGTTCTGTTGAGGATTAATGAGGATATTCCTAAGTTTTCCAGAGGAGCTAATATTAAGTCATATACTCCTTGCATTGTGAGAGATGCAAACACCTACAACAAAAGTATTGATTTACAATGTAAGATTAGGGAGTGGAGAGAGTATGATATTGAGTATTGGAACTCTTATGGTGTAACTCTGGATTGGCTCAAGTACGCAGAAGTTTATCCCATATCACATAAGATTGTATTGAAAGATGGGCATAAGTATGTATTTAATGCTGATAAGTATGCCTATGCTTATGTAGAACGCAAAGAGAAAAAAATCACCTTAAAAATATATCAACCTTTTAACAATGCTGGTTACAAGTGGAGTAGTAATATTAATAGATCAGTATGGAGCCTTTGGACAAAAATTCCAAAGTATGGAACTAATTTAATTATATCATCATCAGTAAAAGATTGCTTGAATATAATGTGTAATCTTAAGATACCATCAATATGTCTACAAGGGGAAGGGTATTCTCCAAAACCTCAGGTGATAGGAGAATTGAAGTCAAGATATAAGAATATTATAGTATTCTTTGATAATGATTTTAATACTCCTGGTAATCCAGGGCATAATGATGCTAAAAAATTAAGTGAAGAATATAATTTGAAAATGGTGGAAATACCAGAGGAGTATAATGCAAAGGACCCATCTGATCTTTTCAAGAAATACGGAAAAGACAGGTATCTAACAATAATGAATGAAATCCTTGAAAGTGTATTATTAAAGAAATGAAGCTAGCAAAGTTTTAAGGTAAGGTATATTCAGGGTGAGGAAGTAGTTTAATTTAAAAAAAAAAGATGAAAACATGGAACCAAGAAAAATTACAGTCGTACAGACTAAAAATCAGACAAAGAGTGTAATTATGTCAGCAGCTACAACTATTGCTGAATTGAAAAGAGATTTAGAAGCTAATGGTATTGATTATGAAGGTATGACCTTCTTTGAAGGTGTATCAAAGAGTGAATTGAGAAATGACAATTCAATTCTTCCTCATGATATTCCCTATAAGGGAACCATTACTAATGAATTAGTATTTATGCTTACTAATACTAATAAGAAGATTAAAAGTGGCATAGATGTAGATGGTATGACTAGGTCTGAGATATATGCAATTATCAGAGATAATCATCTACAAGATAAATGTATGAAGGAATTTAGTAAAAACTTTACTATGTGTAAAACCAAAGATCTTATTGCATTGATTAAAGGTAATATCCTTTCACCAGCTGTTACCGATTGCAATAGAGAAACGATAGGAGCTGTGTATAAGTTGGTTAATATTCTTTATGATAAGGGTATAATCAGGTATGACGAAAGAGAAGATATACTTGATATTCTTCAAATGGGGGAGGATACCTCACGCCCTAAAGAAATAGGAAAAGAACCCGCATCTAAGATGACCCCTTCTTACTCTGATGCTGAAATTGATGATATGTTTGCTGAGATATAAGCTAATTAGTAAAGATGAACAAGATAGGTTAAGGACGTTATGTCTTTAACCTATTTTTTTTTGTAGTGATATGAATAAGAGAACACTCAAATTGATTGATGAGAAATTGACCGAGTTACACACCTCCTTGGTTGGTAAGCCTCTTCAAATATTAGATATATTCAATAATTTCTTTGGAGAGGATAGAGTAGATATGCAAGTAAATTACCTCCATGATCCTGATGGATTTAAGGAGAGGATAATGACAACCCCTATAGATTTACATGTTGATTTGGATAGAGTTTTGGGTGAACAAGATTATGCCAAATATGAAGGATGTCCCATTACCAGCCTGCCTGATGATGTAGTAGAGAAAATTCTGAGTGAATCTTCACTCGATATAATGCGGAATAAAATAGGTGTATATCTATTTAATAATATATTTATCCTTGTACATTTCCCCCATGTGAGGATAACTAATGAGCATGATAAATATATTGACATTAGTCACCTATGGGCTAGAATGGTAATAGATTATAATGGGTTATTAATTGGTACCTTTGGTCTTAACAGGTCAGAATATTCAATAGCCCATTTGAATTCAAGCTATATGCACAGCCATGTTTCTGGTATTCCCATGTCCGATTTTTCTACATTTAAGATTCCATGCCTAGGCAGTGGCCCTATTAGAAACACCATATCTTCCCTTAATAATAATTATGATGAAGATATATGGAACATGTTCTGTCTTGAATTGAGTAAATATGTGTCTGTGGAATCTGTTGCTGGGGTTCCCTATAACTATTTAGAAAGAGTAGGTACTGATGACATGTATAATGATAAATTTATTACATACTTTGCTCCTGGGAGTTATGTGAACACTATTAAACATATTAAATTCCAGGAGTTTGTAAGGCACTTTATCAATTTGAAGAAACTCAAATTCAACTATGTTAACTGTTCCTACTCCATTGGAATGTCATTTACCGAGTATATCATACTTATTAGTAATGAGTTTATTAAGTGGTATAATGATCAATTTAATAGGGGACATTTAACTAATAGCTTTGGGGTGTTGATAAGTGATGGTATTCTATGTAGGTGTATTATAAGTAATGGGAAGATCTATCAAGACAAGATTACTGATAGTATGCAGAGATACTCCCAATATATTGGAAAGAGAGTTTGTACGTTTAAAGGTGAGGAAATTACATTGAATATTACAGAAAGTGAAGATGTAAATGAGAGGAATACAAGTGTGATTCTCAACATTCAAACTTCATTATACATATTAATGATAATACTTAGAACATTAAATTATAGATATGGAAGAGACAAAATGCGCCAAGGAGATACTTATGACAAAAAAGTCTGGTACTTATAATTATAAGATAATTATTACTACAGAGGTAGAACGAAAAATAAGATATATCTGCCAAAAGGTGTGGAACGTTGAATGGTCAGGGGTACTGTTTTTTACATATAGCGGATCCTTTGAAAATAATGATCTTGTAATAAGATGTGTGGATATTTATGTTATGGATATTGGATCTCAAGCTTATACAGAGTTTGATATGGATCCAAACGTAATAGCCTATATATGTGAAAGTGAGGATCCTAACCTACTTGATTGCCAAATGGGTCTTATTCATTCACATAATAATATGCCTACATTTTTTAGTGGGACAGATATTGCTACATTAGAGGAGGAAGGTAAAGATAGAAATAACTTTGTATCCCTTATTGTAAATAATGAAGGCATCTATACTGCTGCAATTACAAGAAAAGTTAAATCAAAACAAGTAGTTAGGTATACATCTACTTCATTCTTTAGTAATGAAGATGTGAAAAGTACTGAGGAATACATAGATAATAAGGAAGAAATTGAATGGTTTCCTCTTGAAGTAGAAAAGGAGAATGAATGCTGTTTGGATACAAGTATATTACCAAGACTTGAGGAGATTAGAAGGATTAAGGCAGAGACGGCAGAAAATTCTCAAGTATCTCAAGGTAAACATAGACTTGATATTGCTGGTCCCCATAATATACTGCACTCGACTTATCCCACTAAAGAATATGGAGGAACTGAGAGTATACAGAAATCTCTTCCTTTTAACGATAACAGCTCCTCGCCAGAAGATTTCAATACATATCTTAGCTCAATAAAACCTGATGAAGCTACTTTAAGAACTCTTATACTTCAGCTACTTACAGGTAGTATCATTATTTCTGATGAGAGCAAAATTGATATTAACAAATGGGCTAGATTAATGCCTACACTATATGAAAAAAGGTTTGGTGGAGGGAAAGATGGTATGGGTAACTTTAAGATATGGGCAGAAACCTATCTGGAGTACCTATTATGGAATACACCAGGGAAGGAGTTAACAGAACTTAATCTAGATGAGTCGGAAATATGTTCTGTTTATGCCAATAGTATAATGAAAGCACTTGCTAAACTTCCTGAGAATGACTACATTAAAGAATATATTAATATACTTAAAGAATATTCGGAAATATGAATGAAACTAATGTCTTAGAGATTATACAACAGGTAATGGCAGCTGGGATAATTGACCCTTCTACAGAATTGGTCTATAGTATTGATTCACAAGGAAATATGATAGAATCCTCATTATCAGGGGGAGAACAAGCCATACCTAATGAAGCTGTAGAGGAGATACACCAGGAAATACCTACAAATTCTGCAACCTTGCTTGTGGATGACACTACAAGTAGATTCAGTTCTGCTATCTGGTACGAAGAGATTCAGAGGAAAGTAATTATTTTGGCAGGTATAGGCGGTATTGGTAGTTTCGTTGGATTCTTATTAGCACGTATGAAACCTAATGCTTTATTTATTTATGATGATGATAGGGTGGAGGCTTCAAATATGTCAGGCCAATTATATAGCCAGGATGATATAGGCACTAGTAAAGTATTAGCACTAACCAAAATGATTAGTAAATATGCTGATTATAATAGTGTCTTTACAATAAATGATAAATTCACTTATGAATCTGAACCATCAGATATTATGATCTGTGGATTTGATAATATGGAGGCAAGGAGTATCTTCTTTCACAAATGGATGGAACATGTATACAATAAATCTATTGAGGAAAGAAAGAATTGTCTGTTTATTGATGGCAGGTTAGCAGCAGAGGAGTTTCAAATACTATGTGTCAGGGGGGATGATGAATATAATATCAACAGATATAGAGATAAATTTCTATTCTCTGATGAAGAGGCAGATGAAACAATATGCTCATACAAGCAAACTACTTTTTGTGCAAATATGATTGCATCATATATGGTCAACCTATTTGTAAATTTCTGTGCCAATCAATGTGATCCTCTTATTGATAGAAGTTTACCATTTCTTTCTGTATATAATGCAGAAACAATGTATTTTAAAACTGAAGCATGATGATACTTAGTGATAGATTTATACGAGATGCTAAAAACATTTTTGTTGCTGCAGAGTCAAGTGATTCATATGTTCTTAGAAAAGAATTATCTCTTGATAGTAATAATGTGTTCAATAGAAGTCTTATCGTTGAAATTAATAGTAACAGTTTAGAAATTCCAGTAATTGCAAAGAGTCATATAGAGAGGAAAATATCAAGTGCATGTGTTTGTCAAAATGTAAGTAATGGGAGGGTAATACTGCCATTATACAATAATGCAGACGATGCAATGGGGAGATCCTTTAATAGTATCATAAGGCAGTTTTTCTCTAGAACAGGCTATAATAAAAGGCTGCAGAAAATAACTACTAGTAAAGGAGAAGTATATTATGGAGGTAGAGGTATTATCTTTGATGAGAGTTATACTCCATTATTACTATGTGTAGCAGCTGGGAGAATTAAATATATAGCCTCGGATAAAATTAATATATCTTATCATGACCTTATATGTTATGTTAGCCCTAAGGTATTCCTAAATACCAATAATATAATCAATAGAGGTATTATTAAACATTTAATTCCTCTGTACACTACTACAAGAACATCTTTTTGCGACTTTAACTCTACACTTAGTATTAAAGATACAACAGTAAAGGTTATAGTAGAAGATCTTGATAGATTCTTTATAGAGCCTATTAGGCCATTTCCGGTCTCTAATATTAATGATTCATTAAATGAATGCCTCATTAACAATATGGATGATATAATAACAACTATATGACATTAGATGAATATTTTGGAGATTGGATGAAAGTGATTGATAGAACAGAGCTTGAAAGTGTCATGAGTAAAGTCAGATTGGAATATAAAAGGAGGCTCTTGTGCCCAGCCCAATCTGATGTATTTAGGGCATTTAAGCTCTGTTCACTTAAGGATCTAAAAATAGTCATGTTGGGGCAGGATCCTTACCCACAAAAAGGTGTAGCCACAGGAGTTTTATTTGGTAATAGAAGAGAAGTTAGTAATGATGATTTATCTCCTTCGCTAAATGTTATTAAGGAAGCTATTATTGATTTTGAGATCCCACATAATAATATTATCTTTGACCAGACTTTGGAAAGTTGGGCTAAGCAGGGAATACTAATGATAAATTCTGCTCTTACTGTAGAAGTAAATAAGATAGGTTCCCATGTTATGTTATGGAGACATTTTATTGCTAAACTTTTAAAGAATCTATCTAATTATGATACAGCTATAGTATATGTATTGTTTGGTAAGCAAGCCTCTACATTTAAACCCTACATAGACAGTAAATTTAATCATATAATTGAAATAGAACATCCTGCATACTTTGCAAGAACTAACACTAAGATGCCACACCAGCTATTCATTGATATAAGTAATAAGGTAAAAGGGATTTATGGTGTGCCTATAAAATGGTATGAAGAATATTAATACTAAACAAAAAAAAAATGGAAAAGATTTATTTGACAAATGGTAAGGAAGTACAGATTGGAGATACTCTGATTAAAGTACTTAAGACAGTAGACCCTTTCTCTGGTGAGAATACTGCAGTTCAGTATATTGTAGTAACTAAGGATACTATTCCTAAGCTTCTTGAGGATGGCATTATTACTATCAAGCCTGCAGAATCTGCTACAATTAAATATGAAGTTCCTATGGATCTGGGGTACTATATTCAGAAGATTAAAAAGAGATCTTACTGGAGGATTGAGAAGATATATAACTATCTTAACAGCATAGCCACTATTTTTCCTGCCGCTGTACTCTCTATGCTACTTAGAGAAATAGCTATTGAGTTGGATAAGAAGTACGAGGATCATATTGAGAAGAGTCCTGAGATTTATACAATTTCTATGCTTAGTGGTAGAATTATTAAAGTTAACAAAGCCTGCATCAAGAACTATAGAAACTTCGCAGCATTTAGATCTATAAATGATGCTAAAATTGCTTGCAGAATCACTAAAGACCTACTTAAAAGATTATTCAAGAGTGACAAATAAGAAAATTAGGAATGCCACTATATGTACTGCCAAGAATGTAACTTTTAAAAGTGTATTAGAGAAGTCATGCTTTACTTATCTTGAAGAGCAAGGATTTATGCCTGAATATGAACCAAGAAAGTTTACTATCTTTCCTTCCTTTATTCCCATAACTCCCTTTTATGATAAAGAGACTGATGTACAACAGAAGAAAAGAGTTGAATCTCTAGGCGGGCAAAGAGGCAAAGAGCTTAGGTTATGTGATAAGTCAGTTCCACCAATTACATATACCCCAGATATATATATAAGGTATAATAATTTGGATATTTGGATAGAGTGTAAAGGATTCACTAATGATGTGTTTCCTTATAAGAAAAAGATGTTTAGGAAGTTGCTTGATGACATATATATAAAAACAGGACAAAAAAGTATGTATTTTGAAATATATTCCAAGAAGCAGCTTTTACAGGCTATAGAAATTATCAAAGGTCATGGATAGTAAAGAACCAGTAAGCAGAATAAGAGCCTTAATTCCTTCATTACCTGAAGGAGATATAGAGCTTGCATATAAATTCTTGAATGATAGAGATTTTGACTCTCTCCAACTCTTGATTAATTCATCTCTTGTTAGAGTAAAAAAGGACCTCAATAGAGAGAATCCTAGAGAGGAATATCTAAAAGCAGGCCTTGGAGGGATGGAAAAACTTAAGTTGGAGATAGATCTCTATTGTGAGGTATTTGAATTACCAGAACAAGATGGATGTGATGGTTTTAGTAGTGAAGAATATAATCAAGATTATTATTGATGGAAAGAAAATCTTTGAAAAGTATATCTTGGGATGTTCCTGAAGAAATATATAGGATAGATCCTGCACTAAGCTACTCGATCCTCGCAAAATATGAAAGAGAGGGATTTAATAACTTAGATAAACTATTTGACAAGTTAGAGACACCTTCTCTTACCTTTGGTAGTGCTGTAGATAGTATTATCACAGGTGGTCAGGAAGAGTTTAAGAAAAAGTTTATAGTTGCTGAGTTTTCTTCTACTCCAGACTCTATTATAAAGATAGTAAAATCTTTGTTCAGTCAGTATGGAAATTCTTATAGGAGCCTTATTATGATTCCTGATGATGCAATTATTAAGGAGACTGAACATCAGAGTTATCAGATGAACTGGAGACCTGAAACAAGGGCTAGGGCTATCAAGGAGAAAGGAGCTGACTACTATAATCTGTTATTTATAGCAGACGGTAAGACTATACTTGATACTCAGACTTATCAAGATGTATGCAATGCAGTAAGAACATTGAAAGAGAGTAAATCCACTCAGTTCTACTTTGCAGAGGATAATCCATTTGAACCAGATATTGAGAGATTCTATCAGTTAAAGTTCAAAGGAGAGTTTAATGGTGTAAAGTATAGAAATATGGCTGACTTAATCATAGTCAATCATAAAGAGAAGTGGGTAAGGCCAGTAGATTTGAAAACAAGTTCACATGCAGAGTGGGATTTCTATAAGTCCTTTGTGGATTGGAGATATGATATTCAGGCCAGATTATATTGGGCTATTATAAGGCAGAATATGGATAAGGATGAATACTTCAAAGACTTCAAGCTACTTGACTATGATTTTATTGTAGTCAATAGAAGGATCCTTACCCCATTGGTATGGACTTGTCCATTTACACAGACAACAGGTACATTGAAGTTTGGAAGGGATAACCAAATAGAAATGAGGAGTCCTTTCGTAATAGGAGAAGAGCTTTCTTTTTATCTCACTTCTAGACCAAAGGTGCCTGTGGGAATTAATGAAATTAGTTCTAATGATTTAGGAGAATGGTTAAACACATTGTAATATGCAAGTAGTAAAAAGAGATGGTAGTATAGAGAAATTTGATGTTAACAAGATTATAAGTGCTGTAGAAAAAGCCTTTAAATCTTGTAACAAGAAAATGCCTCAGTATCTGTATAATATGCTGGGTGTTTTATTTGGCACTTTAAAAGGAAATATCATAGGTATTGAAGAGATACAGAATAAGGTTGAGGATATTCTTATGAATGATAAATACTTTGATGTAGCAAAGAGGTATATCATTTATAGGGAACAGCATAAGCAGGCGAGATTCATTAGGGAGAGAATTGACTATATGAATGAGTATAGCCAATCTAATGAGAATGCAGCTACTTCATCAGAGACAGATGCCAATGCAAATGTAACTATAAAGAATGTTGCCAACCTTGAAGGTGAAGTGTATAAGGTTACTAATAGGATTATTCAAAGGCAAAGAATGAAAGACAAGTTAAATGAAATATACCCTGAAGTAGCCAAGAAGTATGAAGAGGATTTAAACTCTCATATCATTTATACACATGATGAAGCAACTACCCCTGTCTTGAAACAGTATTGCATGGCTGTGAGTCTATATCCTCTTATGATTGAGGGAGTAGGAAACATTGATGGCATCACTCCTAATCCACCTAATGATTTACAGTCATTTAGTGGTCAAGTAACCAATCTTATCTTCTTATTATCTTCACAGTGTAAAGGTGCAGTAGCAGTAGGTGAATACTTTATTGCTCTCAACTATTATATTGTGCAGGAATTTGGAGTTAATTGGTATGAGAAACTGGATGTGATAACTACTACAGGATATTGTATCAAGCAGAGGACTATCAGAGATGCTATATATAAAGCATTCAAGCAGTTTATTTATGGTATAAACCAGCCTGCTGGTAATAGGTCATATCAAAGCCCATTTACTAATGTGTCTTATTATGATCACACCTATTTTGATTCACTATTTGGAGAGTTCTACTATCCTGATGGTACTAAACCTCAATGGGAAGCGGTAGACTGTCTACAAAGGCTGTTTATGAAGTTCTTTAATAAGCTGAGAACTAAACAGATTCTTACATTCCCCGTAAATTATTCTGCGGCTTAACAGAGTAATCTGTTATGAAAACCTCTTTAACTGCTGAAAAATCCTAGTATAAGATTTGGAAATGTTAGAAATATTTTTCAACTTTATAGGACAATTAGCAACTAAGATTATGCAAAATGAAGTTTGGAAAGAGATAAGTGGATATGAGGGTTACTTTGAAGTAAGTAACCTTGGTAATTTCAGAAGTAAGGATAGGATCATTAGGTATAAAACTAATGGAACTAGATTATATCCTGGAAAACCCTTAAAGACGGAAACTATAGTAGAAGGTTACCAAAGGATAGTACTTATGAAAGAAGCTATAAAGAAGAGACACATGTGTCACAGACTTGTAGCTCAAGAATTTGTACCTAATCCCAATAATAAGCCCTATGTAAACCATATCAATGGTAATAAAGCTGATAATAGAGCTGAAAACCTTGAATGGGTAACTCAATCAGAAAATGAATTACATTCTCATAATGTTCTTGGAAACACCATGAGGGGTAAAACATATCCTAAGAAAGTAATAGCAACTTTTCCTAATGGAGGAGATAAAGTAATATTTGACTCTATGAGTGATGCTATCAAGTTCTTAGGAGCTGGCTGTATTGAAGGGCTTAAGAAAGCTATATCTGCTAATAGAGTTTATCATGATTTCAAATGGGAATTTGCATAATAAAGTTCAACGACTATTCCGAAAGGAAGTACACCTAAGTAGGTGGAAATGGGAGGAATCCTAGAAATAGGATTGTGATATAGTCTGAACTGCATAGTAATATGCAGAAGTTCATAAGAGAACTGCATAGAATTAACGACTCTATGTGAACACATTTGGGAAACAATGGCCATGGTGTATGACCCTAAGACCAGTGATATTATAGATAAAGACTATAAGGATTTTACTGCTGAAATGTATGCAGAAGGACATAGTTTCTTTACTTATATCTCAGATAGTGCTGACAGCCTTGCATCCTGCTGTAGATTGAGAAATGAGCTTGCAGAGAATACCTTTAACCCTACATCAGGATTGACTGGGGTTATGACTGGTAGCTGTAATGTTATTACTCTTAATATCAATAGAATTGTTCAAGACTGTGTGAAAAAAGAACATCTCGGAAGCAAAAAATCCCAATGGAGTGATGAAGATATTATAATTCTTAAAGAGTACTTGATAGATATTCTTGGAAGGGTTTATAAGTATCATATTGCTTTCAAGACTATGCTTTATGAAATGGAGGATATAGGAATGTTTGCAGCTTCTAATGGTGGTTATATCCATATTAGCAAGTTGTATAGTACAATAGGAATCAATGGGCTAAATGAGGCTGCAAGGTTCTTAGGTATGACTGTTAGCAACAATAGAGATTATATTGAGTTTTTGCAGTTGATCCTTGGTACTATTAAGGAACAGAATAAATTGCACTCTATTCATGATAAGAAGAGGCCATTCTTGTTTAATTCTGAGGTAGTTCCTGCTGAAGGATTAGGAGGTAAAAACTATAGATGGGATTTGGAAGATGGATATGTAGTTCCAGAGGATGAGAATTTATATAATTCATACTTTTATAATGCACATGATGACACCTCAGTACTTGATAAGTTTATACTTCATGGAAGACAGACTTATCAATATACTGATGGGGGTAGTGCAGCCCATATCAATCTTGAAGACCACCTTAGTAAGGAACAATATCTCAAGCTGATAGACTTTGCAATAGCTAATGGAACCAACTACTTCACATTTAATATTCCTAATAGTAAGTGTGATGACTGTGGCTACATTACTAAGCATCCTATCACTGAATGCCCAAAGTGCCATAGTAAGAATATCACTCAATATACAAGAGTGATTGGCTATCTCAGACCTATCAAATCATTTGGCAAAGACAGGCAGATTGAAGCTAACAAAAGAGTTTATAGTAAAGGTGTATAATTTGTCCTTAAGATTTTGTTATTTGCATTATTTTTAGTACCTTTGCATCAAAATAATTTAGTATGGAAGATAAAATTTTACAAAGTTGTGGTGATGTCTTGGTAATAGAAGGTAAATCAACAAAGAAAGTAAGGAATAGGTACTATTACACAGGACATTTTGAGGGATATACCAGAAGGCTATATTTTAGATTAGATAGTGCCCAATATGGTAATGTCTCTAATCCAGATAAGAGAGATGAATATGGATTTATCTGTGATGAGTCTATTACTGATAAGCATATTTATAATGTTTGGAAGAATATGGAGAGGAGATGTTATGACCCTAAATGTCCTGCTTACAGTACTTATGGAGCTAAGGGGATAATAGTATCAGAAGAGTTCAAGATATATTCAAATTTTAGGAGATGGTATGAAGAAAATGGAGATAGTAGTCATAGTCTCGAAATAGATAAAGATTGCAAGCCTCTTATACTGAATATTCCTAAAATATACTCCTCTAATACCTGCATCCTCTTACCTCCAGAAATTAACACTTTTATTTCAACTATAGGTAAGGGTATTTATCTTACTTCTCATAATACATATTGTGTTAGGTTGAGAAGAAGATTTGCTAAGGTTAATAGAAATTTCAAAACTTTGGAAGAAGCAATTGCTTATAAAAAGGATAAAGATATGGAGTATCTTAATATCTTGGTAGAAAAATATCCTCTATCTGTAGATAATCTTAACATAGTTAAAAAGTATGTTGAAATATTTGAATACTCAAGTGACATTTGCAGAAGTGCCTGACGAAATTACATTATGTATAAACATTACAGGATGTAAAAATGGATGCAAAAACTGTCATAGCTCTTACTTGGCAGAGGATATTGGTAATCCACTGAATAAGACAGTCCTCAGCAAACTTTTGGAAGATAACAAGGGAATATCTTGTGTGTCTTTCATGGGTGGTGATAGGGACACTATACATATAGTAGCTTTGGCAAGTTGGGTAAAAACTCATACAAACTTAAAGGTTGCATGGTATAGTGGTAGGCAAGAGATTAGTGATATAGTAGCAAGGCAATTAAGGTGGTTTGACTACATTAAACTTGGACCCTATAAGGAAGAGTTTGGTCCACTTAACAGTAGGACTACTAACCAGAGATTCTATAAGGTTAGTGATGGAGAATTAGTAAATATAACAAGCAGATTTTATGACAGAAATTTGGAAACCTGTAGTGGGATATGAAAGTCAATATCAAGTATCAAACCTTGGCAATGTAAAATCCCTTAATAGGGGAATATTAATGTCTCCCTCTACTACTCCTAATGGATACTCTATAATTAATCTTAGTAATAATGGCAGAAGGAAGTGTTTTGCAATTCATAGATTAGTAGCTCAAGCTTTTCTGTCTGACTATAATGATTCACTAGAAGTTAATCATAAAGATGAGAATAAAGCTAATAATTCTGTAGAAAATCTTGAGATGTGTACTAGGCTATATAACATGAGATATGGCACTGGTATAATAAGACATGCTGAGAGTAAAAGAGCTAATAATCATAGAAAAGTATTACAGTATGATTTAGACGGAGGTTTAATTAAAGAGTGGGAGAATGCAAGAATAGCATCTGAAACTCTTGGAATTAGTCATGCTAACATCATAGTAGCCTGTAGAGGCTATTATACTAAGAATAGTAGGAAATATCCTGTAAAGTCAGCTTATGGGTATGTTTGGAGATATGCAGATTGATAAAATATAAATTTTGGAAACATGAAACTGAAAATTAAAGTAAAAGTATTGACTGAGGGCTGTATGCCTGTAATTAGTGAGAATGGTGATTGGATTGATTTGAAATCGGCAGTAGATATTACTATTCCTGCACCACAGGCCAGTGTCCTTAAAAGGAAGATTGTTGAAGGAGAGAGAGTAGGTCATAGGAATATAGAGATCTCTACCTATTATATCCCTCTCGGAGTTGCAATGCAACTACCTAAAGGATTTGAAGCTATTATTGATTCAAGGAGCAGTGGTCCTAAGAAGTTAGGATTGTTCATCCCAAATGGTCAAGGTGTAGTGGATAATACATATAATGGTAATGATGATCAATGGCACTATGTATGTTCTCCTATGAGAGAGACTACTATTGAAACTGGCAATAGGATCTGTCAATTTAGGATACAGCTTAGTCAGAAAGCTACTATGTGGCAGAAGATTAAATGGCTATTAAGCTCTGGTGTTAAGCTTGTGGAAGTAGATAATCTAGGCAATAGTGATAGGGGAATGAATATAACTGGTATATGATAATATGGAAGGTTACTTAGAATATAAGTCTGACAAAGTATACGAAGCAAAATGTGAGAATTCACCATATGCCTATTCGTGTGAGGGATTTAAATATATAATTCCCCCTAAAAAGTCAGAATTTGACCCAGTAGGGGCTTTTATTGATAAATTATCTCTCTCTATTGTATTGAAAGAAAAAGAGAATAACTAATCTTTATTATAAGAATTAAAAAAAAAGAATGAAACATGGTATTAGAAATAATTGGTATTATGCTCTCAGTGGCTCTTCTAACTGTTGTTATCAATGGAGTAGAAAGCCATTGTAAACTTAGTAAAGGAGTAATGTCCTTTAAAGAGGCTATGGATCTTGTAGAGTTGCCTGTAGTAACATTTCTTAATGGAAAGAAAAAGCTCAACTTTCTACTAGATACTGGCAGTAATATTTCTCAAATTAATAGTTCTGTTCTTCCTCTTCTTGACTATAAGAAAATAGATGGAAAGGATATGGATGTGATGGGAATTGAAGGTAATAAGGTAAATACTAAATTTTGTGAGATGATAATTACCTATAAGGGACAGGACTTTATAAACGAGTTTTGTATTCATAATTTAGATGAAGCATTTGCTATTATTAAAGAAGAGTCTGGTGTGCAAATTCATGGTATCCTTGGTAGTTTATTTTTCCAGAAATACAAGTATATTCTTGATTTTAACTCATTAATAGCATATAATAAGAAGTAGGGAAAGGAACAATATATGGAAGATACTATAAAACTTAAATCCAGGTACAGAGCTAGAGATTATCTGGAGAGGATACAGAATCTTGGAGATATTAAGTCCAAGACTTATGCTCTTAAGACTGATACACCTTCATTGAGAATAGGAGAGACTAACAAAGGTGATAAATTTATTGACCCATCAGGAGGACCTATGATTATAGAGAATCATTATCTTGAGGAAGCTGGGGCAACTGTCAAATCTATAGACTTTATAGTGGGATATGGGTGGACTATAACATTGGAATAATATGATATACTTTGTTACTGAACAGAGAGAGCTATTTGAATTTCCTGATTCAAAGTATAAATGTATCTCTGTAGAAGAATCTCTTGAAATATTGGAGCATCTTCGCATTGTAGGGTTAGATACTGAAACTACAGGTACAGAGATATGGCAGGGTAAATTGCTTACTCTTCAGCTTGGCAATAAGGAGGATCAGGTAGTAATAGACTGCATGACTATCAGTATTAAGCAATACAAAGATTATCTTGAGAGTGACAGACTTTTTATTATTCATAATGCAAAGTTTGATTTGAGATGGTTATATAAGGAGCATATTGTAGTCAGAAATGTTTATGATACTTATTTAGCCGAAAAGATCCTATTTCTTGGATTCCCTCCAGGTATTGTATCACTCTCTTTACAAGCTTGCTGTAATAGGTATTTGAATATCTATCTTGACAAAACTGTAAGAGGACAAATACATGCTGGTATGACAGAGGAAGTCATAGTTTATGCTGCAAATGATGTGGTGCATCTTGAGGATATTATGAACTTGCAGACAGTTAGAATTAATGCAAGAGGTCAGTCAGTGGCACTTTCTATTGAAAATGAATTTGTAAGAGTTCTTGCATATATTGAATTTTGTGGTATTAAACTTGACCCCGTTAAATGGAAAGCTAAGATGGCCAAAGATGCAGAGAGGTTAAAGGTTACTGAGCAAAAGCTTAATGATTGGGTAATAAACTATGTAATGGAGAAGAATGACCCTTCTCTTATTGCAAGAAACTATGACCCTCATAAGAAAGGTAAGTCTGTTAAACTCCCAGACAATGTGTATGTAGTAATACCTACCCCTTCATTATTTTCTGAATTTGATACTGGGCCTCAATGTGTTATTAACTGGAATAGTTCCAAGCAAGTAATCAAATTGTTTGAGGAACTTGGATTTGACTTATTAGTTAAAGATAAAAAGACAGGTAAAATGAAAAAATCTGTGGAATCCAAGTTTATAGAATTGCAAGCAGATAAGAGTACTATTGTTCCTTTATATCTAGAGTATTCAGCAGCTTTTAAGGTAGTAACATCTTTTGGTCAAAACTTCCTTGATGCTATTAATCCTGTTACAGGTAGAATACATCCAACATTTAATCAGATGATGGATACTGGTAGATTATCTTGTGGGTCAGGAGGTAAAGGTAAGGGAGGTAAGACTAAGGATGACGATATTGCGGAGGAGGAAGATGATAACAAAAACACTTCTATTCAATCAAATGATAAGAGTGTTAATGTTCAGCAGCTTCCTGCTACAGAAGAAACAAGAGCAGCGTTTATTCCAGATAAAGGACACATGTTAATAGATTGTGATTATGGAGATCAAGAAGGCCATGTATTCACTGAGTTATCAGGAGATGAGGAATGGATTGCATTCTATAATGACCCTAGCCAAAGAGATGGACATTCTTTTGTAGCCAAGATGTGTTTTCCTAAGGATCTTGATGGGGTTGCAGAGAAGGATGTCAAGAAGGTAAGGAAAGATCTTAGGGATTTAGCTAAGAAGGCAAGGTTCTGTTTCAATTATAATGGTCAAGCTCCTACAATGGCAACTAATTGTAATATTCCTATAGACTTTGCAACTAAGATTTATAACAACTATTTCAAGAGATTTAATGGTATAGCAAACTATTTCAAGGTTCAGAAAAGGGACATGTGGAATAGAGGTTATATCTTGATCTCTAAGATAACTGGATTAAGGGCATATATCTATGACTATCCTATACTGAAAGGTATTGAAAAGAGAAAGAATAGTATGGAAGATTTCTGGGATATATACAAAGCTGCAAGAGATAGCGGTAGAGTAATATCTGAAATTCCACCATCAGTTATGCAAGAGATTGCCAAAAGATTTGCTGAAGGCAAACCTATTGAAGAAATAGCTGTTAGGTATTTATATAAGGTTAAAAAGGCAGGTAAGATAGAGGAAAGATTTATAGACATTAACAGGGAAACTGTATATGTGTCTGTAATGAAACACTTATGGAAGAGAAAGAGTGCTTCTGATAATCAGTCATGCAATTATCCAAGTCAGGGGACAGCCGCAGCTATGACAAAAATAGCAGGAATCAGATATTTTAATCATTTGGTAAATGATAATTTGATATTCAAAGTATTGATACCTAATGATGTACACGATAGAATACTTGTTGTGTATAAACTGTGTTAATTGCTGGAAACTCCTAAAGAAGTAAAGTACTATACATTTGTATATGTGAAAATCTTTACTTATCTTTGTACATTAAATTGTATGAACAATATGAGTACAAGAATGGACAATCAGCAGCTTTATCTAAATGATAAGCAAATTCAAGTTATTGTAAGTGGTAAATTTGGAGATGGATATTTATATCCTGAAGGTGACAGGTCATATTACATGACTAACTGCAAGTATAAAGAATATCTCCAGTATAAAAAGGACTTATTGGGAGAGTTATGTGACACTACCAATATAAACAGTATTGAATATAATGGATTCTTAGGTACTAAGATTTACACTCTTAAAACTAAGAGGGATGAATCAATTGGTTACTTGAGAGATTTAAGCCTTGAAGATTCGTTAGAGTTAATGAATGATTTAGGACTGGCATTATGGATATATGATGATGGTAGTTTGCATAAGAATAAGTTATTCTACAACATAAATACTCAAGGATTTCCAAAAGAAATTCAGGAAGAGCTATTTATACCTTTCTTTAATAGGTTCAACATTTACCCAAAACTTACAGTGGAGAGAAAAAGAGATGGGAGGGAGTTTTGGTATCTTAGAATTTCAAAGTATGAAGGTGCTTATGAAATCTCCAAGGTACTGGAGAAGTATCCTATTGAATGTTATGCTTACAAGAGATGGAGTTCAGAGACTATCCAGAAATGGAGTAAGCTCCAAGAGGAGCTGAAAAACACAGATATAGATAGGAGAACTTTAGCAGCAATGCTAAAGAAAGTGTCTATATAAGATATAGTCCGACCTTATAGGAAACTATAAGAGAATAAGTGGATTCGACTTATTCGTAACATTAAAATGGAGTATCTGATAGAACCACCTGAGGAAATTGCAGAGCAGGAAGCCAAGAAGTTAAGTGAGTGTATGGAGTATGCAGCAGCAATCTTCTGTAAGAAAGTAACTATTAAGGCAGTACCTGAAATTGGTTCATGTTGGATTCATTGAACCCTAAGTAATTTGTTTTTGGTCTTGCATATTTGAATTATTATTTGTATCTTTACAAAAAAAAAGATATGAGAGTAAAACAAATAGCAGGACCAAATCAAACAAAGGCTTGTCCTATATGTGGTAGAGATTCACCCCTTGAGGCATACCTCAAAAGGTACAGGGATGTATGGTAGAAGAAGTATTTGTAAAGAATGCGATAGAAATTTGCACAATACTCCTGAAGCAAGAGAAAGAAGGAGATTAAGAAGGATTGAGAGAAGAAATACAGTAGCTGGTTTGAGAGAATGAGATGGCAGAAAAGGAATAGAATACTTTGGAGGTTGAAAGGTATGGTAGGCTTTCCCTTTGAGGAAGGAGTACTTACACCCCTTGAGAATGATAGACTGAATACTGCCTTTAGTATTATTAGAGGAGTAATCCAAGATTCAGTAGAGTCAAGTATTGAATTAGGATTTAATGCTAAAAAGAGGTGCCACTTTTGTGGGAAGCCTGTTGTAGAGGACAGTGAGTATTGTAAGGAACATAAAGAATATATGGAGGAAAGATAATGTCAAAGATAATTTTATGTCGAGGTATTCAAGGTAGTGGTAAAACTACATGGGCTAAACAATGGGTACTTGAAGACCCTGAACATAGAGTAAGGTTCAACAATGATGACATCAGAAATATGTTAGGTAAGTATTGGGTTCCTAGTAGAGAAGGCTTAGTAAAGGACTTGAAGGGTACTTTCCTATGGAGTTCTATGTCCTATGGTTTTGATATTGTTATTGACAATATGAATCTCAATCCCAAGGAATTAGAATACTATAATACAATGCTTAATAATTGGAATAACCCAAAAGGAGTATTGCCTAGTGTAGTAAGACCAAAGTATGACCTTGAATTTAAGGACTTCTTTATACCTCTTCAAGACTGTATAGAAAGAGACTCAAATAGGCCTAATCCTATAGGAGAAGAGGCCATAAGGAAGACTTATGAGAGGTATAAAGACATTCTGGAAGTATAGTATAAGACAATATACATTAAGAGGGTTCACAAAGGTAGTAGAGTTTAAGGTTTCTATTGTAACAGGTATAATGAGACCATGCTATCTATGTGAATGATAAAGGAAGGCATATCAGCATACCTTAGAATCTTGAATGTGTAATTGCTCGAAAACTAATTAAAGAGAATAACTTGATAACAGACATTAAAAGAAAGAAAAAATGACTGAAAGTGGATATTATCCCCTAGGGACAGAACATAGCTCTAATGCACCTTGGAATCAGGTTGATAACCCTGAAAGGGAAATTGAGGTTACAGTAAGTATAACCCTTAGTAAAACTGTCAAGATTAAAGTTTCCGATTACGAAATTATTGATTCTGGAAAGGATGAAGATGGTGAGTATTTTGAAGATATAGACTACTCAAACTGTGACCTTAAAGGTGCAGTAGAAGAGCAAGTTATATTGCCTCAAAAAGCTTGGGACTATATAACTCCTAAATCAAAGAGAGATGTCAATGTTATCTCTGACTTAAAGGGCTGGAATGTTGATGACTTTGAAGTTATCTATGACAATTTATAACTATTAGTTCTATATATTTATGGAGGATGAGAATAACATCAGATATTGCTGTAGTGAGTGTGGTGGAACCAACATTCAAGTAAGGGCATGGATAGATACCAACACTAATAAATATATAAGTGATATAGATGATGGGGAGTGTTGGTGTGCAGACTGCATGGATTATACTAAAATTGAAGAATATGAGGTACATAGTAATTGAAGATTTTAATGATAATATTGCCATAGTAAGTGATCCTGAGACTGGTGAAGTAAAGGTATTTGATACTGAAGTAGAGGCACAGGAAGAAGCAGATAAGTGCCAACATGGTATAATAGTAAACTTAGGTAAATAAATATGAAACTTATAAAACCATCATTTGAAATTTGGGAACAGCCTAATGGACTTGAAGGAATTTATAAACAGATCGAGAAAGCTGGAAGAATCTGTTATAAATCGGAAGATAGAATAACAGAAGATTCTGCTAAAGGATTTGTGGATAGAATGATTAACTCTAAACATTTATCTACTTTGGAGCATGGTACTGTGTATCTTAAAATAGATAATAGAGATGATGTCTTGTATAAGCATTATCTTGAGGCCTCTACCTACTATTATGACAATCCTTATTCAAAAGTAGAAACAAATAAACTTGAAAGTTCTCATACCCCTATTCACTATGTAACTACTAACTTTAGGGTGTTGATAGAGAATGACAGACTTAGTGATTTGAAATATATTTGTGAACCTACAGAGTATCATGAAAAGAGAGTAACTGTACACTTTGTATGTGATAGGGGTGTATCCCATGAATTTGTAAGGCATAAATTACTTTGTGTCGCCTGATGGTAACATTAGGGCAATAACTCAGTGAATTGCTGGAAAGCTAAAATTTAATATTTATTAACAAAATTTGATAGGGTAATTCAATTTTATTTAGTATCTTTACATGAACTTAAAAGTGTAAAGGATTTGTAAAGATGTATTAAATCATGCTAATCAGCAGCCAAGCCAGCCTTTAACAAAGTTGGAAGGTTCAGAGACTAACAGTTGAAACTAATATGAGAAGAATTATAGAAGAAGAATTAAAGGATGGGACCATTCAGTATAGAGTAGAATCTAATAGAATGTTTTTTGGTTTAATACCATGTAAATGGCACACCTGCACAGTAACTATCCCATATGGATATGCTGAGATATCTTGCAATGCAGTATTCAATACCTTAGAAGAAGCGCAGGTATTTGTAGGCATAAACCCTAATCCTGTAATTAAAAGAACCTTATTAGAATATAATACTGACACGAGTGCTGGGCATCCCGTAAAGGATGATGATATAGTCCGATACTCCTTGGAAACGAGGAGAGTTAATGATAAAGAGCATTAACATAACAAATGAGAGTATTTAGTTTTGCTCAGGAAAGTACAAGGTATTGTAACTATTCTAAAGATAAGTTTGGTAATGAACTTACCTTCATTATTCCTGAATGGTGTCCTGAAATTAGAGAGAATTCTAACAAAGGATGGGATCCTTGTAGTATGTATGACAAGTTGTATCTACAGCATCTTCAAAGTGCAGAAGATAGCTATTTTGCTCTACTAAAGCAATGGGATGAGAGAGTACCAGATAAGAGATATAAATCTGGATTCAGAAATAATCCTTGGGTGCCTCAGCAGGCAAGAGCTATCTTGCCTAACTCCTTAAAGACAGAATTAGTTGTCACTGGATTTGTATCTGATTGGGAACACTTTTTTGCATTAAGGTGTGATAATTCAGCCCATCCACAGGCTAGAGAATTAGCCATTCCTTTGAAAGATGAATTTATTAAGAAGGGCTATTTAAATGGATGAGAGGGAGAAAATATTTGAAGAAATAAATAGTTGTACTAATCCGTCATCTATAAAAGATGAATACCTGAGTAATAGTAATCATGTAGCAAGATTTAAAAACATATTTGCTTTCCTGGATGTGTGTAAATCAAGAAGAGTTACCACAGAAAATAGTATTACCTATTATGATGAAACAGAAGGTTATATGTATATTAAATTCCCATTTATAGGATGTTGTTAACCATTAAAAAAAAAATTATTCAATATGATAGAAAAAGTATCACAATTAAAAGAAGGTTCAGTGATTAGTGAAAATTCCCACTATATTATAAATAGATTATCAGGCTCTACTGTGTATCTTACTCACTTTGAAAGTGGTGAAGAGGTACAGATAGGTATCGATTACTTAAAGAGCTATACTAACTCTGCTGACTTATACACTACTGAAGTAAAAGTAACTAAGGAAGATAAGAAGGATGGTACTCTTGGTATTAGAAGTATTTGGGAGAACATTCACTCTGGTCAGGTATTTACTGTATGCTTCAAGAAGCGGGATAAGCCTAAGAGTAAGAGGAAGTTACAGGAAGAGATTGATGCTATTGTAGAGCAGTTCTCAAATAGTATTGATACAGTTAAGAACAATAAGAAAGGTGTTGCAAATGCAGCAAAGAATCTTATTACTGAGCTGGTTAATAACCCTGTACTTCCTTATGAAGAAGGTGAAGATAGAGTTCTTAGAGGCTATAAGATTCAATTTGAATCAAGAGATGGCAGATATGATTGTGTAGATATGGATATTCAAAGGACTGATAAGGAAAATGGTATCAGACCTGTCAATATTTTGACCATTAAGTGGCTAATCTATAATGGTGTGAAATATACTGTAGAATAGAATCTATTGATTCATATAATTCTAATAAGGGAGAGTAAGTCTTTAACTTACTCTCCCTTAATTCTTTTTAATATAATATTGCACATACCAACTAAAATAATTACCTTTGCACAAATGATACTTTTAATTATATGAGTTGTTTAATTATAACACCAGAAATTAGAGAATTAGCTAAGAAATTTCCTAATGAAACAGAGCAATCAATACTTAACTTAGTTGGATTGTGGCAGGAAAAGAATAATAAGTCTATTGAGGATATTCCATTAGGTAGTGAACTCAATGATTTTATTAAGGAGCTTAGAAAGGAAGACCTAATTACTGCTCTGCCTATCAGTAAATATGTGACTACTGAGGGCTTTCTTACAGAAAGAGGAGAGGAAACTATAGACCCACTTAGCAGTCCTTTTGGTACTCCAAAGGTTACTTCTGTTGAGGAGCAACAAAAGGTGGACCTACTTTTTGATCCAAGAACAAGAAGAGATAGAGTAACACTTATTGCAAGATTCTTCAGTAATGAAGTTGATAATGCCTTACAGGAAATAACTGATTCCTTGAAGAGAAGGATTAATGATGTTAGCGGTGTAGAGAAAGAAGAGTTGCAGACTGAACTTAATAGCTTGGATAGATTCTCTGCTATAGAGAAATACACTCCTGCTGGCATATTCAAGAGAGTAGCTAACATCTTCAATTCTTATGTACAAGATACAGAAGAGGGCAGGGTACAGCAAGAGCTTAATAAGATTAATGCTGATGAAAATGCTCTTATTGAAGCAGGTGAGATTAACGAATCTGAGAGATTCCCTTATGAGGAAAAACTCGAAGCTGCTAAAAAGAAAGCTGCTTATAAGAACCAGGAGTATAAGAAGATAGTTGATGATCCTTATGTTTATAAAGCTCTTGCTGAGGAAGCAAGTACTTTACTTGTAATGACTGAGGGTATTAGGATAAACCCCAACTACATTGCACCTGCTGATGCAAACCTCAATGATGATGATCCTAATGGTAACAGTGAGATAGATGATGAAACAGAGGATTGGAGACAGGAAGAGGCTTATAAGGATGGATGGATGACTAATTTCAGACAAGTAAGTTCACATGAATCTTTATCACAAACTGTAAGAAAAGTTATTAGACAAATACCTAGGCTTGACTATGAAGGATTATATGAAGAAGATGATTTAGGATTCATAAGATACCTTGATCCAGATTATGTTCATGCTACCCTCATTGACAAGCTGAGGGACATGATTAATTCCGATGATATGATTCCTTTATTGAAGGATGTAGCAAGGATTAAACCTTGGGTTAATCAAGTAATTGAAGAAATTACAAGTAATGAAACATTATTCTCCCAATTCTATCAAGATTTTAGGAAGGACTTTGAATCTTATTGGGTTCAAAAGAAGAAGATGATGCCTGATGGTACCTTCAAAATGGAGACTGTTGTCGTTAACAAGCCTGAGGGTATAGGTTATCTCCTTGATGCTTGGAGAGATAACTATGAGAATGGTATTCAACTTGATAATGATAGTATATATGGAAAGAACAGTAAGATAAACAAAGATAATGCAGCTAAAGGTTTACAGTGGACTGGAGTACTAAATAATATGTTTCAGAATCTTGATACAGATGCAAGGCTTCAATTACTTGAAAGAGAGGATGTATGGAATACTATTATGAAGCTACTTCATATGCTAGGTATTGATGCTAATCCTTCTGTATTAAAGTCTGCACTGACTAATATTAAGACTACTCCTGGGATTACCTTCACTGATCCTATCATGTTGCTATTATCCCAACTGAATATAATGTTCAGAGGTATTAGTAAAGGTGAAATTAAGTCAGAAACAAGAGAGGATGGCTCTGAAAAGAGAGGAGACTTAATCAATACTTTTAGCTCAGCTTACAATACAATTGCAAATATGATGGCAGAAGTTACAGAAGATGCCATTGAAAGTAGTGTCAGAGAAAATGATAAGTCTTATTATTCTCATATTACTCCTAACTATTTGGGCAAGCTCATCAAGAACCTCAAGAATGTTATGAATAACAAAGAGAGGTTTGAACAGTTTATACAGGTTGAGTTCAAAGATTATGAGTGGTTCTTTAAGAATGGTGTATGGAGAAATGATTGGTTAAGACAGCTTGTAGAGTCTGATAAGATGAGGAAAGGCCTGAATCATAAGGTTGTATTAAGCTCTAATAAAGTAGATTATACTAACTGGGATGATTTGGATTATACTCTTGCACTTCTTACAGAGTATTGGGGAGACCCTGATTCTGCAAATTCAAGTATAAAATATGCCTGGTATCATGTTCCTATTCTTTCAGATAGTCCTTCTGCTGAATTTATTAGGTTCAGAAAGTATACAACAGGTGATGTATTTGATGAGAATGGTAAGAAAAGAGCCTATGATGATGTTATCCTTGACAAGTTAGTAGACTTGGTTAATCAAGAGTATGACAGAATCATGCTGGTTAGGGAAAGAGATGAAGCTTATCAGAGTGGGAATAAGAGTGTAGAGCCTATTGCTAACTATGATATTGTCAGAAAGAAAGATGGTAGTATAAAGAGTATAGGAGGTGCAGAATTTAAGTTCCTTCCTGCACTTAACAACCTTAGATATGACAATGGAGAGACATTCATTGACAGACTAAGTAGACTTAAATCCAAAGGTACTGGTGCTGAACTTAAGAACTTCCTAAGAACTACTCTTAATGACATGATGGAAGATGGTTTTGAACAGACCTACAGAGATTGGATGAGGGTAGGACTTTTGGATGAGCTTCCTAATGGCAAGTACAAATATTTATCAGGCAAAATCCAAGAAGGACAATCTAAGCAGAATGCAATAACTGCAAAAGCACTTATTAAGGCTAAAGATGCTTTAGGTTCATTGTGGAATACCGATATGGAACTAATGCTTAGAGCCTATAACAATAATAATGCTTTTGATAGTAGAGAAGCTAATAGTCTGATGGAGCAAATCAAATCATTACTTATAGATAAAGTAACAAGAGGTGAAATGGAATTGGAAGATGTTCAGTCAATCTCAAGAAGCCTATTTGTTAAGAATAATGCCAAGGATGCACTTAGAGAATACTATTGGAATAGTAAGTTAGCTACTTCACAAATTATCCAACTTACTACTACTGACCTTGCTTTCTATAAAGACCTTGAAGATTTTCAGAAGAGGTATAAAGAAGTTCATGCTCCTGCCCTTAAAATGAATACTAAGGCTACCTATAAAGGTGAGAGAATTGGTAGAGATTGGGAAAGGACTATCTACTTGAAGGATGATGAGATAGTATCTTCTGCACTTGAGAACATCAAGACTGTCCTTGATGAAAGGGTTAGAAGAAATGAAATGACCAAGATAGACAGAGATAACATCATCAGCAAGTTTAAAAATGTGAATGTGGCAGATGCTCAGGCATATAGAAGTTTGAGTTCTTATAGGGCAATACTTGGTATGTCAGGCCAGTGGACAGATGATATGGAGCAAGCATATAACAACTTCAAGAATGGAGATTGGAATATCAAAGACTTTAATATCATTTGGCAGACTAAGAAGCCTTACATTTATACACAAGTCAATAATAACAGTGGCATTGAAGGCCATACTGGAATTAAGACTCCTGTACAGCATAAGAACTCAGAGTTCCTATTACTTGCTATTCATGAACTAATTGCTGGCCCTTTAGGAAGGTCAGGCAAGCTGAAAGCCATAAACAAGTTTATGGAGGACAATCAGATTGATGTAGTTCAGTTTGAATCTACCACTAAGGTTGGAAAACAAGGTGTGATAGATTTGAATGATGTAAATACAGAGACTGATGTGATTCAAAGGCTTAAAGATGCTACAGGTATTGGACTTGGTAATGAGAATCCTAATATAGTACATAAGGTATCTTACGAAGATTATGGCATTCAGACTGCAACTCCTGAACATGCTATTGATGCAGTTCAGTTGGTAGGTACTCAGATTAGAAAGCTAATTACTGCTGACATCTCTGACACAACTATTGAGGTTGATGGTAAGAAGATGACTAAGGAAAAGTGGCTTGACCTGTATAATGCTATCAATACTGAGAATATTCTTCAAGCATTTGCTGATGTAGATAAGATATTCAAAGACCCAAAGAAAGTAGAGGAGATCTTACTTGAAGAGATAAGAGGTAATCAAAGATATGGTATGGATATGATGAGGGCTTGTACCCTTGATGAGAACAATAACTTCAATATACCTCTCTTTGACCCTGTGCAATCTCAAAGGGTGCAGACACTTCTTAATAGTGTAATCAAGAGTGGTACTAAGAAAGTATCTGGAATTACTAAACAGAAGATTAGAGGTGGAGCATTGATTCAGGTATCTAATTATGGCTTGACTGATGAACTTCATATAGTGTTTGAAGGTGAAGGTGCTAATAAGAGGATTAAGTATCTTGAATGCTATATGCCTGCATATAGTAGAGAGTTCTATGAGCCTCTCATGGACTCAAATACTCATGTATTGGACATTAACAAGAAAGATTCTAATGGAAAACCTGTATTCCCTGAAGAACTCAGAAAGCTAATTGGGTATAGGGTTCCAACTGAAGATAAGTATTCAATGGCTCCCCTGTATATTAAGGGATTCCTTCCTCAACAGAATGGTTCTGCAATTATGCTTCCTGCTGAGATTACTACTCTATCAGGCTCTGACTTTGATGTAGATAAGATGTACATCATGTTACCTGAGTTCAGGGTTAAAAAGTATGATATGAGACAGGCAAGAGAGGACTATGCAAGGATGAATAGCTTATTCAATCAAGTACTATCACAGTTTACTCACAGCCAGTTAGCAGAGGATATTCTTGATGCAGACACTGATGACTTTAAGGAATGGTTTAAGGAGAACAAAGAGAAGTATAGACTTGCCAAACCTATTATAAGTAAGGTAAAGTATAACTTCAACAAATCTCCACAGGAGAACAGTCTTGAGGCAAGAAATAACTTGTTGATAGATATGATGTATGGAGTCCTGACTAATGCAGATACAGCTTCAAAGATTCTTAACCCAGGTGGTTTTGATTATCAGAAGAAGTCTGCAAGAATAATGACTATTCTCAATGATTCCTATGAGAATGATTTGGTTAAGGCTCTAAGTGAGGGTGGTGTTAAGTTTAATAAGACTATTAAGAGGGCAGAAAAGGAAATAAAAGCCCCAATATCTTCCTACCTTTTTGACTTGCCATTAGAGTTATCTAATGAGGAAAGAGAGGAAAGGAAGAAGAAAGGGGAGCCTTTCATAAGTCTTACTGAATTAGCAGAGAAAACAAGGGTCAGGATGGATCCATTATCACCAAGAACTCAAGTAATGCTACATCAACAAAACATGACTGGTGCTAAGTTGATTGGTATTTATGCCAACCATAATGCAAACCATGCTTTAATGCAACATACTCAGTTAGCTCTGGATGAGGAGAATGGCTCATTTGTTCTGAATGGAAAGAGACTTACATCTTTACATGATATTATGAATGGTGACAAGGAATTTATCTCAAAGAATAATGCTGGATTCCTGGCTGCTTCTGTGGATAATGTTAAAGATCCTGTGCTTGCAGCACTTAATCAGAATACTTTCACTGCTGATGCTTCTATGCTTCTCTCAAGGTTAGGTTATAACCCTATTGAGATAGGTCTGTTAATGATGCAGCCTATAGTTCAAGAAATTACCCAGACCTACTTTAGAGAGAGCAGAGAGGGCAAAGGTAAGAATACTATCATAGATGAAATGCTGGATAAGTATAAGGAGAAGGCTGCTCTTAATAATGACTTGATCTATGATAACTACAAGAATAATAGCTTCTATATTGAAGAGCTTGCAGACAATATAATGCTTGCTAAGGAAGTTATTACTGACAGGTCTCAGACTTCTGATTATAGAAAGATTGAGTTCTATCAGAAACAAGTTGCAGTTGGATATTTGTTCAAGAGAATTATGAACTCTACTAATGCTTTGGGACAGTTAGTACAGGCTACAAGGTCTGATACCCAAGGAGGTGCTGCTGGTCCAACTATTGCAAACACAGAGTTAAAGATGCAGAAAGTGAAAGATCTATTATACCAAATAAAGAATAACAATAAGTTCCCATTGAAGAATGCCAATGTAATATCTGATGATTTATTATCAGATAATCTTGACACTTTAAGAGAAAGATTATTGTCAGCTCCTCTTCCTTTCTTGCAGGCTTTCTATACTCTTGGTTTACAGAAAACAGAAGAAATGTTAAGATCCTATTTCCCTCAATATACTAGCTCATTCAGGATGGTGATTGATGGCCTTAGAGACATGACAAAGATTGGTAAGTTGGATGTAAAGACTATGAATAGTGTTTATAATGACTTGCTTGCCTATATAATGTCAAAAAATAGATTCTTTGGCTCTGAATTGATTGTAAGTCCTGACTCTAAAGTAGGTAATATTGTTGTGACTTCCTTTGATAGGAGGAAAGGTTTTATCAATAAATTCCCTGGATATTTCAAGAAAGTGATTACAGATAATGAGGATATAGCTGATCTTGAATTTATTAAGAGACTTAGAGTAGTTAAGGCAAATGACAACAACCCTATAGACACAGTAGTGTTTAGGAATGTAGGTCAGTTAAGCCCTACTTTGAGAGAAAGATATATGAGGGATTGGGCATCTTTATTGTATATGAGTAACCCAGAAGCTCAGAAACTTGCTCTTAATCTATTCAGATATAGTTATTATAGAAATGGCTTTGCATTTGGATCTTCAACCTTCATCCATTTGGCACCTGTGGCAGTGAGAAATGCTATCCCAGAGTACATAAGTACATTGAGAACTCTCTTGTCATCAAGTGATGATTATAGTCAATTTGTAGACCAATATGTCTATAACCACTTGGATAATAGAAAGTTGGTTCCTGAGATCCCTGATACAGCCTCTGTCCAGTTCATAGGACAGGATGATAAGGTTAAGGATGAAGTTACATTTGTAATTGATGATATTGCTACCTCTGGAGATAAGAAAGTTATCAAGAAGAGGATAGATACTCCTGATGGTCCTGCTTATGACTTCTTTAAGTATATAGGTAAGAGAATCAGAGGAAACTATGTCTATTACAAACTGGATTCATTAGGTACTGAACAAACTAATATTGCAACCTATGAAAGGATTGAACCATTAGGTTTCAGAAACAGCTTCATTGAATATGAATATGGTAAGGATGTAGAAGAGATGGAAACTGTAATTGATAAGAATAGGAAAGATTATGACCCTTATGCAGATACATTGTCAAGATTTGACCTTGAAGATGTTGAGGTTGATTATGATTCTATGCTTGATCATCAAGATATGCCCCAAGAGTATTGGGATTCTATTCCACAAGTAGATACTGATGCTTTCCAACAGGTATATGGCACTCCTCTTGATACTTCTGTTCCTAAGGCTGATGATATAACAGCTATTCAGCCTAATACAGAGTATAAGGATGAAAATGGTGATAGTATTTGTGGTACCACCAACATTATATAGTTTATAAAATATGGCAAAAAGTTGTGCAATTATTCCAAAGGTAAAGAATAGAAATGGTCAAATAGTGGACAGCAAGTTATTTAAGGACTTGCTGTCCTTCACTTCAAACAACAGAAGTGAGGCTACAAGACTATATCTTATCACAAAAGCTGACTCTTTTATAAGAGATTGGGTGCCAAGATTGACACTTGATGAAAACAATGAACCCACATTGAGAAGTCTGCTGAAGCAGACTAATCTCAGTAAAGTCATTCCAGAAACTAAGATACTTGAGAGACTTAATAGAGAGATTGGATACTATAAGAAAGGAATGGATAGACCAGCTTTATGGGTAAACAATGACGAGAATTATCAAAAGTTGAAACAAAGGGCTATAGCCTTTAATCAGAACTCAGAGTATAGGGATGATTACGTGGCTAATATAGTTAAGATCCAAGACAGTGAATCTCCAAGAGTATTCATTGGAGTAAAGGTTGAGAAAAAGAATAGGCTCAACTCTATTAATGCAGATAAGATGGAATACAATGAAAACCTTAATAATAGATTAAGGGGTATTCTTGAATCTCATGGTATAGGGATAGGTGCTCTAACTGACCTTGAAAAGAGAATGGGTATTCATGGTGTAACTGACTTTGATGTTGCAAGGAATGCAGCAAATGGTCTTGTTGAAATGATTAGACTTGCTAATGGTATTCAAGGTGAAAGAGCACTTCCAGAGGAATTTGCACATTTTGCCATTGAAGCTATGGGAGATAATCCACTTGTTACAAGACTCATCAATAACATATCTTCCAATGGACTGGCAAGAGAGATTATAGGTGAGGATTATGATACTTATAATGCTTTGTATCATAGTAATGAGGCTAAATTGTCAAAAGAAGCTGCAGGCAAACTACTTGCAAAACATCTTCTTCAGGGTGAGAATATTCCATCTGCTCCTTACAAAAATCTACTGCAAAGAGTAATTCAAGCAGTTAAGAATTTCTTCAAGAATATTAGTGCAAGTCCTATACAAAGAGCCATGAAAGAGGCTGATAAGAACTTTGGTTCTTTAGCCCAGCAGATACTTAATGGCAGTATAGATGAGGCTATTGATGTCAATAACATATCATCAAGTGGGTTATTCTACAATACTTCAGAAAGAGTGGCAAGAGACAAGAAGTTAGTTCAAGAAATCATTAAAAATGAGTTGAAGAGATTGAGGATTTATGAAAAGAGAAATCCTAATAACCAATTCAGTGCTAACCAAAGATTACTCATTGACAGATTGGATATTGAATTAGCTGATAACAATGAGATTGAGGGTATTTATGTTTTTGCAGAGAATACTCTTGAAGAATTGACTAAGGTAAGTAACAGACTTATTATGTTACAAAATACTCCTGCTACTAATGTTAATGAGAGAGCCAGAGTACTAAGAGATGTCAGAAACTACTTGTATAGTTACAAGCATATTACTGATGACATTAGAAAAGCTCTTATTGATGAAGAGAAGTATGCAGATAATAGATATGGTCAGAGAATAAGAGTAGTACTGGATAATATAACTACATTACTTGGAGATTTATTTGTGAAGTACAATGAAGTATCAATGCCTCTCTTTGTTGATTTCATTAAGCCTTTTGTAGGAGAGGGTATAACTGTTCCCTTTGGCAAGTTCAAGGGCAAGACTATGACTGCTGAAGACTTGGTGAAAATAGCTGACAAGGACATATCTTTCTTTGATAGATGGCTTGATTCTATGGCAGATTCTTCAGATTATATGCTGAAAGCCATGGATCAAGCTGTCAAGAAGAGTAAAGAGAATGCAAGGTTGGAGACTATCGATGTTATGAAGGAGCTTCAAGCTGCTACTATTAAGTTAGAGCAAGCTGGAGTTAAGAATACTGATTGGATGTTTGAAAGAGACAGTAAAGGTAATCTTACAGGCAATTATATCTCTGAGATTAACCAAGGTCTATTCAAGGAGAAAGTTAGGGAAATGTTTAAATCTCTTAATGAGAAGTATGGCAAGAATCCTGTAGGAGATAATGCAGAAAAGTACAGAAGAGAGAGACAAGCTTGGTTTAATACTAATATGGAAGTAGTCAATGGAAAGAAGCAACCTAAAGTATCAATCTATGGTAATAAGGCTTATCAGAATTTGAATCCTGTTCAGAAAGAATACTATAATAAGATCATGGAAATAAAGGCTAAGCTGGATTCATATCTTCCTGACAGTTACACTACCTTAACTAATGCAGTTAAAATCAGAAAGGACTTACTTGAAAGAGTAAAGGCATCTAATGGTGTAAGGTCAGGCAGTATACAAGTATGGGAAGCTGTTAAAGACCAATTCATCAGAAGGACAGATGATACTGAGTTTGGAGATAGGGCTACAGTAAAGGACTTTGAGGGTAAGGAAGTACAGGTACTTCCTATCTACTATACCAAGATGAAAGAGGGTGAAAGCCCTAATGACATATCTACTGATATAGTATCTACTCTTACAGCCTATGCAGCTATGGCTAATGATTTCAATGAAATGAATAAGGTAATTGATGTTCTTGAGCTTGGCAGGGATATGCTAAAAGAAAGAGAGATTATACAGACAAGAGGTGATAAACCATTGGTTGAAAGGTTTAAGCTTATAGGTAGAAAGGTAGAATCTACTCTCACTAAATCTGGTGATGAAACAAGATTCATGCAAAGGCTAAATGACTTCTTTGAGATGCAGGTCTATGGTAGATACATGGCTGATGAAGGCACATTTGGTAATACTAAAATTGATAAAGGAAAGATGGCTAACTTTATTAATAGAATGACTTCTCTTAATACATTAGCTGTCAATGTACTATCAGGTATTTCCAATGTGGCTACTGGTGGAGTTATGATGAGGATTGAATCTTTCTCTGGAGAGTTCTTCAATGAGTCTAATACTTTAAGAGCTGATAGAAACTATGGCAAGGAATTACCAGCATACCTCGCAGAGATTGGTAACAGAGTTAAGACAAGCAAGCTTGCTTTGTGGGATGAATTATTCAATGTAATGCAGGAGTATGAAACTAATGTTAGAAAGGTAAACTTTGACAGGAAGACTTGGTTCAGTAGAATGTTTGGTACTTCTGCCTTATTCCTTATGAATAATGCTGGTGAGCATTGGATGCAGAATAGAACTTCATTGGCACTTGCAGATGCTTATAAGATGAAGGCTCCTAATGGGAAGATTACATCTTTGTGGGATGCTATGGAGGTGGTTCCTATTGATAAGAACAATAAGAAGTTAGGTGCTAAATTGCAGTTAAAGCAAGGATATACTAAGGAAGATGGCTCTGCATTTACAAGAGATGATATTATAGCATTTAGCAGGAAATCTGCTGCTATAAATCAAAGAATGCATGGTATTTATAATAAGGCTGATAGAAGTGCAGTACAGAGATTAGCCATTGGTAGAATGGGTGTTATGTTCAGAAAGTGGATTAAACCATCTCTTAACAGAAGGTTCAAGTCTGCCACATATAACTATGATTTGCAAGCATGGACAGAGGGTTACTATATCACCACAGGCAGATTCTTGATGCAGCTTGCCAAGGAATTAAGAGAGGGTCAATTTGCATTAGCTGCAAATTGGAACCAGCTCACTAAGACTGAAAAGGCAAATATCAAGAGAGCTGCAACTGAAGTTGGTCATTTCTTGGCAGTAGCACTTGTACTTGGTCTTATGGACGGGTCAGATGATAAGGATAGACCTTGGTTGATTGAGATGGTAGAATACCAAGCAAGAAGATTATATACTGAATTAGGTTCACAGATTCCTGGACCTCAAATGATTGGAGAAGGATTGAAGATTCTTAAATCTCCTGCTGCTGGCATTAATACTCTTGAGGATACTCTTGATTTAATTGGACTTATAAATCCATTTAATTATGAGGTATTTGCTGGAGAGGATGCTTTGATACAGTCAGGTAGATATGAAGGAGAATCTAAGGCAACAAGACTATTCTTTGAATCTCCACTGATTCCAATGAATAGAACCATTTATAGAGGTTTACATCCTGAGGAAGGTATTCCATTCTTCAAGCAATAACATAACAGATAATAATTAGCAGATAGGGAGAGTGAGTAGATTAAGCTCTACTCCTCCCCTTATTTTTTTTTTATTCAAAATTTGCTACCCTGCAAAAACTTTTGTATCTTTGCAGAAAATTTATATGATATGGAAAATTGGAAATTAATAGATGAAAATTCTAAGTATGAAGTGAATAATGAAGGACAAGTGAGGAATGTAAAAACAGGAAGATTACTAAAGCCATTCCTTAGTCATAATAGGTATCTAAAAGTAAGTTTAGGAGGTAAAAATAGGATGATACATAGACTTGTGGCATTAGCTTTTCTTCCTAATCCCAATAATTATCCTTTTATAAACCATAAAGATGAAGATAAGGAGAACAATAGTGTAGAAAATTTAGAATGGTGTACCGCTAAATATAATATAAATTATGGAGATAGAACTGCAAAATTTGTAGAGACCATAAATACTAAGAGAAAAATTAGACCTTATTTATATAGACCTGTATTACAGTACTCTCTTGATGGTGAATTTATACAAGAGTTTCCATCTATAAAAGCTGCTGCACAAGCTATAAATGCTAAAAATGACTCTGGAATTGGGCTATGCTGTAGAGGGAAATATAAATATGCTATGGGATATATTTGGAGGTATAAAAATAGGGCAAGGTAACAACCCTGCCCTAATAAAAAATTTCAGCCTACTGATTAAAAGGCTATACACTTGATAGCTTGGTCTCTCTCCTCTTGAGAGATTGAATCAAACTTTTCTGCTGTCCAGCCCTTTTTCAGTAAATTTTCCTTTACAGTTTCATTTAATGAATTAAATGTTGTTGTATTATTTGTAGCCCCTCTTAGCTCATTAATAATGGGGACTTTGAATGTGCTATTTGAATACTTACCTTGGTTAATCATTCTATAATAACTTATCAGATATGGTCTAAATTCACCCCAATTAGTTACCTTAGCAAATAAGTCCCTAAAGAAATCAAGTATTTTTCTACCTAACCCCCTCTTCTCTTGTGTCATTACATACTCTCTGAATCCCTCTGCCATATCTTCCTCTAATGAGAGATCATCTTTCTCACCATATAACTTCTTTGCCTCATTATATAATGCCTGTCTCTCATTATTATCAAGAAGGAGATTAAATACAGTATGGAATGCTTCATGATATACAGTGCCCTTAGCAGCTATATCAGATAAAGTAATTATTCCATTATCAAACTGGCCCCAAGCTAAAGGTCCACTATCACTCACTTTGATAAGTCCCTTCACTACTCTTACTCTATTATCCTCAGATAATTGAGGAAGTACCCTATTTAACCAATTAAGCTCTTTTTTCTGATTCCATATAGGAGCATTTATGGACTCATCTATTCTTCTTAATTTATGTCTCATCCTTGAAGGCTTTTTAACATTAATTATTTCCTCCTTTTGTACTGTATAAGCAGCTCCAACTTGAGTATTATTCTGATTAATAGTAGCAGGAATTTCTATAGTAGTGGAATGGGTAACACTTACAGTAGGAACCTCATCTGGATTGAATAATATAGTTTTCTCCTTAGATAAATCCTGTACTCTGCTTGGATTTCCTCCTAGTACCCTATTTATAGTATCCTTAGCTTGATTATCATTCATGGCATTTTCACCCTTTATAGGTACTTTGCCTATGAGTTTGAAAGTCTTACCATTGGGGAATATAGCGTAATAATCATTATAAGCAACATAAGGTGTAACAGTTTTAGCTATTTCTTTATTTAAAGTACCAGTAGTAAGTGTGGGTATTTTAGTCATATAAACCTGTACTCCTCCAATAATGCCTACTGGAGTTATATATCCCTTATGTAACCTGCTTCCTATCTCATAATATCCTACAATAGAATTTTCCATGTCAGCTTCAGGAATCAGATCTTCTATAGGATTTTGAATTTCCAGAGAAGTCTCAAAGATAGGTAATACTGTCCAGGCTTGTGCTGGAGTAGCAGGAGTTTCTGTAAATTTATCTACCTTAACTGCACTTGCTAAAGGTACATTAACAGCAGGATTGTATGCAATAGGAATACCTTTCTCACTTTGTACTGATGATATATTCTCCTTATCATAATTCAATACAAATGGCATTACAGCTAACTTAGTAACTGGTACACCATATTGAGATTCAAATAGGTTCTTGTAAGCAGAAAGCTGTAAAGTGTAATAATCTTTTGCACTCATTCTCTGAGTAGTAGATGGAGTAGTAAAGTAATTGACTTTATTACCATATTTATCTGTAAAGTCATAGAAACTATATCTACTTGTCTTTACATCATAGATTCTAAAGTTACCATTCTTATCAACAGAAAGAACATCAACTTCACCTGCAATTCTTGTACCATCAGGATATTTTTGGAACAATACAATATTATCAGCAAGGAATCTTTCTCCCATTTGCTCCATATTTGACTTAACAACATTAAGAGTAGTAATCAGATCTATGAAGGCATTCTCTGATATATTGGATGGTTTTACTATCTTAGACACATCCCTTACAGTAAAGTACTGTCTGATAATACTATCTATTGCTGAGCCAGCATCAAGTGCTCTTTGTGAATTAGTACCAGACATCTCATCTCTTACTATATTCACAATAGTATCTCTACTCTTAGCATCAGTCTTTCCTTGATAACCATCAAGACTAATCTTATACTTGTTTTCAAGGAACTTCAAGTAATTGTCAAATTGAGCAGGAGTATCAACCAACTGTGACAGCTTAGTCCTTACTTGTGTTAGAGCCTCTGTTTGCTTAGAGGACTCTACCCAATTAGAACCTAATCTACTATGTACCCTACTATATGGATGATATTCCCCATCATCTTCAAGTACATAATAAAATTCTCCATCAGTTCTTGTTTTGTCTATTTTCTTTTGGTTCTCATATATTTCACTGATAACCTCCTTAGACTTGGCAACCCTATCCTCTTTTTCTTTCTTTCTACCTGCAATAGTATCCTTAACATCTTGTGCTTCTTGACCACTAAGATATATCTGCTTGCTTCTATCAAGTACCTTACCATCAGGAGTAAGAACTTTATTATCTACCATCATTGAAGAGTTAGCAGAACTCCCAAAGTTATCTTGTGCCCAAACTAAATCAAGCAATATTCTATTGCTGTCAGTGACTTCTACAGTTCTACCTTGGTCATCTCTTATAGTGTTTGTCTTTAAGTCTACATAGTATGGCTTATTTGAGAATACAGATACTATTCTTGTACCTGCAATAGCACCTTCAGTACCTCCAACTGGAGTCTCTATCTTCCTCTTAGGCTGAGGAGCCACAGAAGCTGGACTTATAGCTTGATGTAGGTTACTTTCATCATCAAAATAATCTGTTGTAAACCAAGTGCCTCTTACAGAAGCATCTATGATATTTGAAGTTAATATATCAGAGTCAACTAATCTATCATTATACTTATCATCATTTATTCTCCTTGCACTAACTTGCAAAGGCAAGTTGAATCTGGTAAGGATTCCAAGTATTTCCCTATATATATCCTTAGGATCTTTAGGTGCTCTTAAAGAAGAGGTGTCTCCTAAATCTTCAAGGGCAGTTATATCAAAGTCAGCACCTTCAATATTTGTATACTTGTTACCCACAGAGAAATATACATCATACTTATCCTCCTTGATTTGCTCCTTTCCATTAATGATTACTTCCTCATAAGTACCATCTGGCTTTCTTACCCTCTTACTGATAACAATACCATCACCTGCCCTACTACTAAACCAAGTGACCATAATATCCTGCATATACAAGTCTTGTGCTAAGTCTTGCATGGCAACAGATACATCACCTTGTGATGTAGCAGTTGATAACTTAGTAATGGCATTCTTTATATCTTCCCCTACAGGAGTAGAACTTACTAAACTGTCATTCAAATTAAACTCCTCATTATTGAAGTGCTTAACCCTCACAGCAGCAGGGGAATACTTACCAGCTCCATTAGGTATAAGTAGATATAATCTACCTTCCTTTTGGCTCATATCCACTGGCTTGATAATAAGACTGTCATCAATTTTACCATTAGTAGTAAGAACACCATTCTTTATAATACCAAAGACAGGCTTTCTATCAGTTGAAGATACATTAGGTATCTCAGATAGACTCCTCTCAGTATTACCATAGGGGATTCTACCTACCATTACTTTAGATACCTTTGTAATAGGTGTAGCAACAAACTTACCAGTCTTATTTTGCCTGTTAGCATATTCACCTCTTATCCTCTCTTCAAGACCCTTCAAACCCTCATACCTTGAAACACTATGATCAGATTCATCCAAACTACCTACTACCTGACCATTCCTTTTATCTATAATAAATATAGTATGGTCATTAAAGTCTGGGTCAATCATAAAGCCAAGCTCATCACCTGCTTTCAAGTTACCCTCATTTACATATCTGAATGCTCCTTGGTCTCTTAGATAACCATAAATGCCAGAGAAGTCTGCATTCTTTTCTCTCTCACTTACTACAATATCAAATGGTCTAAAATCTCCTTCTTTACTTGCTTCTATATGTAATTCAGGTATAGCAGGCCTATAGAATTGATTGGAGGTATCTCTATTTGGTCTCTGTGGAGTTTCTACCCTCTCATTGGCTTTCTTATTCTCCTCATTAACCATCTCAGCGGTTATATTACCTACAGGTAATTCTGTTGCAGGAAAGTTCCTACTACTTGTTACAGTAGGAATTGTAGATGTGCCACTATCTCCTGTAGTGGTTCTATCATCACCTCTTACAGTTCCCTCTCTTTTTTCTGCAGGCTTCTTATATTCAGGTGAGAATCTATCCTTGAATCTATTGTCATTGTTTACTTGAAACATTGCATTCTGCAAAGCATATTGAGCTTCTTGGAATCTTGTTGCAGATAACTCAACATCACCCTCAGAATCCTCATCAAAGGCATTCTCATTATTGATATAGACTGAGTTAGGGTTAGCCAACTGTTCAAGATCTTCGGAGTTATTGAACTGGTCTTGAAGAAGCTTTATTGCATCCTGTTTAGTTTGTACATCTGCATCTGAAGAATTGATAGCTAGCCTTACTTCACTATTATATCGTGAAGTTTCTCTATAGTTCTTAGCCATTTCATTTCCTTCATTCTCTAAAGATTCCAAAATACCATTTACATTTCCTGTATCATCTTGAGAATCTATAATGCCTCTAAACTCTTGTAGATTTGTGGCAGAGTTCAATAAATTCTTTAAATCTTTAGATTTCTTCTCTACTTCTTGTTGTATAGATTGCTTATCTGCCTCTATATGATTCTCTATCTGCTTTTTAGGATTTCCAAGGTATTCTTTTAATTTTGCGCTATATACTTTTGAAGCATTCCCTAACCTAACAATATCATTAAATTTGGTTATAATATTTTGTTTTTCATCCGCATTAAGTGTAATGTCATCAACTTCATTAATCTCTTTAATAAGCCCATCTACAAGCTCAGGTCTATTAGCTAATATATATGCAAGTGATTTATCATCTTGATTCATAACTATATTAAGGGCACTAATAGTTTCTTCAATAGCTCTTATATTCTTATCTGATTGTAAATATTCCTTAGATAAATTAGCATGTGCTTGGCCCTCATAGCTTCTTATTGCTTGATTAAATCTAAGTATTGCAGATAAATTTCCTATAACATTATCAATAGAAGATCTAATATCTTTTGACATCTCAACTGCTCTGTCAGACCAATTATCTATTTGGGATTTCATCCATGTAAGCTCCTCAAGTTGGTCATCAGATAATTGCTGTCCAGTTATAATATCAAGCTCATCTCTTATAGTTTGGTATTGCTTAATTGTATTAAGCATATCATCCTTATTCTGAGTGAGTTTTTCAATCATCTCCTGCTTACTCTCTTCATTCCCAAAATTGACTGATATAGTGCCATCGGCATTTTTTATGGCATATTGAGCAAATGGTCCCACTAAATCTCCTTTATCTGTTATAGCAGTTGTATTCTCCACTATAGCAATTAAGTTCTCATCTGAAATGTCATAAGCAGAAGAGATTAATGTCTTAAGGTCTTCTATCTTACCTGCATTATCAAACATTGCAATATCAGAGACTAACTGGGCATGTTCTGCATTTTTAAAGTCAAATTCATCACCTTGCTCAGCAGCCTGGTTCATATCATTTTGATACTTATTATGTCTAATAAGGCCTTGATAATAATTTCTAAATTCAGGAGAATTTACTCTATTATTTATGTAATCAGCAATATTTTGTTCCCTTGCTATTTTCTCTCTATATTCTCTCCATTTATTTATGGAACCCCCTTCAATAGTAATAGGAGACTGTAATGAGCCAGACTCATTCTTGATTCCTCTAAATCTTGGCATACCTGATGCACCTGTCAAAGAACCAATAAAGAACTCTTCCCATGCTGACCCATCATTTACTGTCTCATTGATTCCTTTAGCATAGGACTTAACCCATGATAATGTTTCTTGTGCGGCTTCTGGGTCAACCTTTGCTTTGTAGAAATTATTTACGTCAGTAGAGTAGAAATCACCTGATATTCTACTTGCAGCACTTTGTAAGATCTCTTCACTACCTTCAGACAGTGCACCTCCTGTAATAGCTGCAGCAGTACCTAACTTTGTAGTCCCTGCTGTATATTTCCCAGACTTTTCTACTATATTAGTTGCTTTCCTTGCTGTCTTGAAGCCATTGGCATATAATTTATCAAACTGTATAATATTTGACGCAGTAAGGATAGGTAGGTTCATGAGCATATCTGCATTACCCATTTTTATCCTATCCTCATTCATTTTACTCAGTACCTCATTATATGTATTAAGCTGTCCTAGAGTTAAATTAGAAGTATCACTATCTATTACACCAAACTGATCATCTAGCTTAGCTTTATGTAGGTCGAACCAATCTGTAGAGTTATTCAGAGCTTCAATCCTTCCTTCATTAACTGCTGATATAGTGGCACCTACAGCAGAAGTAGCAATAGATGGGAATTGTGAGGCATCTTTTACTATCCCCGTGGTTTTAGCTAAATTAGAGGCCTTTTGAGTTAATTTAGGGGCTGCCTTTAATGCTCCTTTAATTCCAGAAGAGATGACACCTCCACTATAGAAAGCACCAACTGCAAAGCCAAGATTTTTAATAAATTTATCACCCAGAAAATTTGAGGTAAGAATATTTTTAGTCCAAGGTTGTTCTCGCTCAGCATCTGTATAATAATTAGGCAATGCTTCCTCTGACCATTTGTTAACAAATTGCATAGCTCTGGAGAAATCATTATCCCAAAGACCAGATTTAAATCCAGTGTTAGGATCTTCATCTACCAAATTATATACTCCTTGCCCAGCACCAAGTATTAAACCTACGATACCATCAAGAAAAGTTGTACATGCAAGAATAACACCCTTAGCCAACCCTGCTCCTATTTGTGCATACCATGGTTGTAGCTCTCCCCTTGTATTAGCTAAATTATCAAGCTGTGATGCAGATGTGATATATTTATCATACATACTATCATTAATCCCGGCAAAACCTATATCCTGTTTTGGTGTAGTAGCTTGATTGATTGCCTCCATTGTGCCTCTATAGTCATCAGGAAGAGTAAGGATAGAGGTATCAATGTTAATGCCCTTCTCTTTCAATCTATTAATACCTTCCAAACCCTTTAAGCCCGTAGCTCCATTTACAGAAGGGTCTTGTATTTGTTGATCATCTAATACTGCCATAATTATCTTTATTTACTAGATGTATTGCTTTGTCTCTTTTCAAGAGTGTTAAATCTATTATATATGAACTCCATTAGACCAGGATGGTGAATTCCATTTTCATCATCATATCCATTTATGAATAAAGTAGCTACTTCAGGCTCTCCGTTATCTAATGCTATTTTGATGTTTTCTTGGAATTTCTTAACAGTTCTATTAGAATCGTCTAATAATTCAGTATCAATAACTGCTGATCTTACCTTACCCTTATTATCAAGGGAAGTAATAATAAATCCCAAATCAGGATCAAATTCTATATTAGCATCTGGTGTGAAATACTTATCTAAATCTTCAGTATCTATCTCATCCCCTATTACCCCATCCTCAAGCTCTGATAAGCCAGAATTATTAGATCTTCTATAGCGTGATAATGAATTTTTTCTCAGAACATCAACAATCAAATCATTCTGTGTAATATTGGGGATATAAGTAAATTCCCTTACTGCACTACTTTTAATATCATTTTCAATCTGCTGTGCAATGTCTTTAAGATTACCACTTAGTTTACCATCTGTAATAGTATAATTTATATCTCCATATTTTTTTGCCATCTTTTTTAGTTTATCCACATAAGGATAATATGTTACCTGCCTCATAGGTATTGATCCTATACCAATCCAATAATTAGGCACTGGGCCAGAATTTATCCTACTGGTATCTATCACCTCTCTTGTATCTTCTTGTTCAAGTAGACTTGGGTTAGCCATTATCTCCTTTAAAATTTGCAAATCTGCATTCATTTGGGAAGTTTTCTTAGTTTCATCTACAGAAGATACAGCAGATGTCCTATAATAAAGTCTTTTATCATCCTTATTATTCTTCCTATTTTCAGGAGATATATAACCTCTATTAGGTTGTATCTGATATTGAGTATCCCCAACTGCATTCCATAATCCCTGTCTTGCGTACTTATAAGCTCTTTCAAGGAGATCCTTATCTCCCCAGCCTGCAATATTTGTATTCTTTATCGCGTCTTCCACTATATTCTCTAGTATAGGAGAAGCATTTGGATCATTTTGTAATACTTGAATAATCTCTTCAGGACTATAGCCTCTTTGCATGATGGTTTCATAATATTGATTTCCAAGAATATCTCTCCACCTCCTTGGGTTTTCTCTCATCTCCTTAGCTAAATTTTTAGCAGCAGACCCTACTTGATTCATAAGGTTAGCCCCCGAATATGATTGGTAAGTTAATTGAGGATTCTTAATTAAATCACCGAGTCTTAGTGCAGAAGCATCCTTATCAAACATCAAAGTGTTATCCTGCGATAGTCCCTTTCTCTGTTCATCAACAAGCTCTTGTCTCCTTTTATAAGCTTGCTCTATAGGAATAATATCACTTGAATATCTCTGTCTTAATTTTAGCATATTTTGTCTACTCAAAGGATTTAATCCTTCTTTAGATAACAACTCCGCCTGATTTTCTACATCGTTAATGTATTCTTTGTAAGTCTTATAAACATCATAATCAGTTTGTTCATTAAGCATCCCTTCCAACATATTAGCTCCAGTAGCTAACTCAGAGTGTTTATTCTCAAGCTCTTGGTGAGCCTGATTAGCTAATTGAACAGGCTGAATCAATTCTGCATAGGAGAAAGGATTAAATTTGCTATTTGTTACTATGTAATTAACTGCCATATTGCTCCTCGTATTTGTATTAATTATCTCCTTTTCTTTCTCTTATAGTGTACTTGACCTCTCTTATTAAGAGTATAATCAGAATAGGGATTACTATTTACCATATTTATAGCAAAATTCTCTTTCCCTAATTCTCCCAAAGAAGTTAATAAATTAGAAAGATTTGAGGACTTGGCAGCAGAAGTAGCTCTATCTATCTGGTCTCTAAATGAAGCTTCCTGAACAGCTGCTTGTAACCTTACCTTATCTAAGTTTTGATTAGCTAAAGCTGCTCTCATAGCTCCTTCACTATTTAACTGCTCAGTGCCCCTATTAAACGTTTCTACCCTTTCTTTTTGACTTCTATTATATTCCTCAGCTTGTCTGGCAAGATTACCAAGTTGCATCTGTGCATTGTTATCAGCAGCCAGTAATGCAGCCATTGCTGTAGCTCTGTTACCATTAGATTGATTCATTATAGCTCTTCTATTAGCAGCTGCTTGTGACCTTAATTGATTTGTATAATAATTTCTATCTAGGGGTTTATATGATAAATAGTTACTTACAGGTCTATAGGAAACCTCTCTTAAATTTGAAGCAGCTTTGCCAATTAAATTAGGATTAGAATAATCTGGCCTATTGGTTATACCAAGCCTATCTGTCATAACATTGACAGCACTTCCTATTATAGGAGCATACCTACTGCCTACTTGAAATGAAGGCACACCATCAGTGCTTTCATACTCATCAGCTCCTCTATTAGCAGGATTTATATACCTATTGTAGGGATTACCTATGAGATTTGGAGCAGCTTTGGTTAGATAAGGTACTTCATATTTAATACCATCCACTGTTTCTATATAGGAATCATTATAGCCATCAAATAAGTGGCCACCTAGCTCTTTATAATTCTTATTGTTCTTTATCTTCTTCATCTCCTTTATAACTTCTTGAGCTTGCTGTAACTTATTCATACTATCTTTCAAACCACTCATACTTATAGGATCATTAGGTCTTTCTTCAGACTCTTTGCTCAATTTTTCAGCTATATAAGCAAAAGAATAATTATTGTATTTAGTAGGTAATCCTACTTCCTGCAACACTTTTTTGTCAGGAAAGAGTCTATTACTATAGGCATAGTCATTATAGATTACTTCTCCCTCTTCTACCAGATTAGGTTCACCATCAGGTGCAATACCCATAGGAACACCATTAAGGGGATTAGTTTCATGTAAGCCCCCCTCATTGATAGTTTTAACCCCATTGGTGAAATCAGTTCTGCGTGTATCTATCTTTCCTCCCTCATTATATAAAACAGGGATATTTATTTTAGCTTCAGGTATTTCTAATATAGGAGATATACTAGACTCATCTATCTTGCTTAAATCTTGTCTCTTAATAGGCTTGGGCTTTACTACAGGTTTATCATACTCAAAAGGTTCAGACCCACTTAATTTAATATAGACAGGATAAGAATCTATTGGATTCAATTTACCTTTCCTAATAAGATTAGCAGCTCCTGCATTACCCCTATGATACCCTGCTTGGGCATATGCCCAAAGATTATTATCACTTACTTTAGGAAATTTCTTCTTCATATAGTCTCTCCTGCTGATTAACTCAGCAGCTACTGCTGAAATAGGCTGATACCATTCATCAAAAATAACTGAATTAACAGGCCTTCCATGCTCATTCATTACAGGAAATTCATGTACTGGATAGTCTTCTAGAAGTTTAACATCCCCATTCTTGTAATGGGTATAAAAATCATCTAAACCAAAATCTGTAAATCCTGATAAAGGAGTTCTAGGTAACTCTTTAGCAGTGTTATACATATTAATGTAACTATCTATGACTCCTTCTTGAGCTAACCTTGTAGCCAATACATTAGTTGGGATATTATATCTTTTTGCAATACTCTTAACAGAATCAGCGAATTCAGTATCCCTATCATAATATTTCTGCCTTGCTCCCCTTGGAGAACCTCCTATGTAACTGTATTCATCACCAGACAAATATCCCCCATCAGCATGTTTCCATTTACTGGCATTCCTAGCAAAATTAGCCTTCTTAACCATAGCAGGAGAATAATCTTCTTTGTTAGCCAACACCTGTCTGGCAAATTCCTGAACTCCTTTCCCTCTTCTTTTAGCAGCTGCTGTAAATGTTCCCTTCTTTGAAGGATTTATATGTATTTTTCCACCTTCAGCCATATAATTACTTAATAGATCATTTAATTGTCTATCTTCAATGTTATCAGCTCCAACAGCAAAGGCACTTTGTGCTGCCAAATTTGCAGCATTTCTCTGCTCATTAAGAGTCCTAGTTAAGTTCTTTGCTTTATCAGAAAACCACCCATCAGTCCCAACCTCATCTTGAGATATAATCCCAAGAGGAGTCTGAGAAGCTTGTTGGGCAAGTAAATTATCATAGCTACTTTGATCTACTGTAATATTTCTTTGAGAAGCATTGGCTTGTTCAATATCTTTTACAGCCTCTTCATTTATATTAGAACCAAATGCTGCATTTACAAGACCTCCCAAGACATTAACACCAGCTCCTATTATACCTCCTACCCCAGGTATATTAGAGGCTAAAGAGCCTATAGTTTGCATAGCACTCCCAACTCCTGTTGAATTTCCGCCAGCTAATACATCACTTACCCCTCCAGCAACTGAACCTAAAGTATTAAATAAATTCTGAGATTTATTAGTAAGATTGCCAGACACCTTATCTGATATTTTATTCAATCTGTCACCAAAGGCATATAAGTGTAAGGCTCTCTTATTATTTCTAATCCTTTTATTAGTCATGAATAATAGTTTTAATCTTACAAAGATATAGAAAGAGTTTGTTATATACAATAGTTTACTTAAAAAAATAATACTAGGTAAATCAAATTGTTTACCTAGTATTAACACTACTCAAAATAATGCACTATTAAATCATGTATAACTGTCTTAATTCCCGCGTATACATCATTTTTAGTTAACATAATATTAAGCCAAGGATTTCTCATCCTATCTCTATTATTCTTTGAATCTCTTGGTATTAAAAGATTCCATGTTCTAAATTTCTTCTTAACATTAGAATTACCTATTCTATTAAATTTTAAACTTACACTATTAGATTGATATTCATTTTTTACCTCTAATCTATCAAAAGCCATATGATCATACCAGTATGTATTATCATCATAAAAACAGTCAGCTCTATATTCAATGTTGTTGAATATTTTGTCACTTGTAGGATCTGGATTAGCTATTATATTTATATAATAAGGCTGCAACACGTTATAGAAATCGTTATAATTACCTTCATGTTGCTTCCATAGTTTATATCCACCTTCATAGATATTTTTATAAGAACTGAATGGTCTTATAGCCCCAGTGGTATCTGTTAGGGAAAATATATAAGGAGTTTTTTCATAACTATAGAATGATGTAAACTCATTAAACAATTCATTATAGGCTAGGCACTCTTTATTTGTTATAAACAATATATCTCCAGTGGTATTATCATAATAAGTTACCATATTATTAAAATCAACAGGATTCCAAACAATGCCTTCCTTGGAGTTACTATATACCCAAGAGTGAAATCCTTTTGAATCACTAAGATTAGTTATAGAATTGTTGAATAAATAAATGCTCTTTGAAATATCATCTGTAAAGTATAGTCCATTAGGACTCTGACAAATAGACCACTTATTTTGACATCCTATGATATTACTAATATATCTTACTCCATTAACTTTACCACTATTGCCCAATTCCACTGGAACACCTTCAGTTGTAGATAACTGAGTCCTTGTATTATACAATATTTCTGAAATACCTTTATCTTGAAAAGCTATAAGACTGTTATTTAAAAATTTAATAGCATTCACAGGACCTAAAGCACCATCTAAGTCATAAGTATTTAACATGCTTATATTCAACCAAGGATCAATGTCTTGCCCATTGGATTTTGGTTGAGTCCAAGTTATTAGATTTAAAAATTTGTCATTTCTTAAATCACTCAAAGCTCTATATGTGAAGAAGTTATTAAGCTGACTATATACAGGATTGATTTGATTAAATATATTTGGATTTATGTTAGTGTTATCTTTTAATCCCCTATTTCTATCATATCTTCCATCAATATTTATTCTGGTCTCACACATAAAAGATACTATATCTACTATATTGTTTTTATATCCTTCCTCATAAGGATATGTCTTTAAATGGTCATATCTTTGATAATATGTATCTCCCTCTTTCCATACTATATTACCTATATTTTCAATACTTATTTCATCTCCACAAATTAACCACTCATTTTGTTCTACAGCAGTAGATGAAGTACCTCCAAATCTATTCTGTATATCATCTCTATATAGCTCCCCTAACCATAAAAATCCGTAATCCAGGCTACGAAACTTATAGCTTAAATCTATAATATCTGTTATAGTTCCTGTAATTTCTCTGTTTTTATCCCATAGTAGGTGGGTACTGCCAGAGTCCTCCTTATTAAATTTAAAGAATGTAGAGTTAATATACCAACTTCCACTATTATCTCCATCTATTATAGATGGCAAGGTTATTTGTTTCCCGTTATTAGTATATTTAAGAGACATTACAATATGGGGAGTAGATTTATAGGATATTCTAACAGGCTGATTCCCCAGATTAGTAGTCGAAAATCCTTTTGCCTTCACTGTTTCAGGTTTGGAAAAGACATAATCAGTATTAATAGGATAAGCTACTTGCATAACATTATCCCCTTGAAACCTAGTATAACCAATATCTGGATCACCTATTTCAGTGACTCTATTTGTACTATACCCAACTATACTATTCCCTGTATATCTTAAAGGTCCAACATAGGAGGTATTAATAGGATATGCACCATTATTATTATTTACAGACTTATAGACTACCTTATCAACATTCCCCATATATACAATATCATCTCCATTACTCTGGGATGGGAGTTTTATAATATCTGTGCTGTCAGACCTAAAGAGATAAGCTCCTGTTATACCTCTTTTATTTGCATCCCCTTCTATTTCAGTATAGTAAATTTTATTACTATTCAAATAAATATTTGTATAAGAGTATCTGAGATTAGACATAGTTTTCTTTATCAATAAAGAAGGAGCTGCAGCATCTGTCCTATCAGAGTTGTTTAGACATCCTTCCCTATGCCAAGGATATACCACAAAGGAGGTATCATAATGATTAGGATTAGCTTGATTTTTAAAATAAGCATCGTAATTGTATATTTCATCTCTCCAAAAGGGATAAGCACATAAGCACCTGCCTCCATCATGTGCTATGTTCAAAACCTCTACATTATCAAAGGATTTTACAAGTCCTGGAGCAAACTTAGTAGAATATGTTGGGGAGGAACTACTATCTAAAGCTGCCTTATCTACATATGCAGAAGGACTATTAGCTTCTATATCTATATCTGAAGCAAATGCTGTAATAGGAACGATGCCAACTATTCTCAATTTGGCATTACTAATTAGCTTATCAATATTGTCATTAAATTCTATATCTGGAGAATGCAGAGTAAAGATACTTTGATCCACAAAGAAATTGTCGCTATAGTTGTCTATTAATGCGTCATCTTCATTTCTATTATTGGTATTATTCCCTACAGGCCAAGTAAGATTATTATAAGTAAGCTGTATTTCACAATTTCTATTATAATTATTAGGTAAGCCAATTAAATGAGTATTTTCCAACCAAGAACCCTCTTCAGCAATTTTACTATAAGGGACTCTATTAAAAGTATAAATATTAAACCAGTTCTGATCATGAAAAGACCTATCTGAACCTAAATTTATAGTACTTCTACTCTCATTTGCTAATACATTTCTTTTGGAAAACTTTCCATTTGACTCTATTATAGGGTCATTAGTGTCTCCATTACTATATGTGAATATAACTGGATTTAAAGTATCTGGATAATAATTCGTGATAGTAACATTGGATTTGTCATTTATAGTTCTACCTTGGTCATAAGGTTTAAAAGGTCTTGTAAACCATGATGGTATAGCATAAATCTCTCCATCACACCTATCTTTCAAATTAAAGAGGGTAGGACATAATATACCCTGGCAAATAGATTCTCTCTCTTCTTCTCTTGGATATACAATAATAGGTCTTACAGCAACATAATCTAATTCACTTAATTCATTATACAAATCAGATATTATGCTGTGTTCTCCCTCACTATCTGTATAAGTATAGTCCTCTAAATTAGCTATAACAGGGAATATTTTCTTATTTTTCATTGTTCCAGATTTTATATCTGGAACCCCTATACTAACTGTATTTCTTGCATCCCTTATAAAGACTGGAGAACTCCACTTACCAGATTTGTGTTTAAATTGTAACCCGAATCTGTACCACTCCAAATATTTAAAAGTTCTAATCTGTTGAGAGTTATACTGTAAAGTACTATCATAAGAATATGTAGTTCCAGTAGGGTCTGATACTGGGTACCCTAATTCCCCTTGGTTGGTATAAACTATACCTAATTTTCTTACTTTATCTTTGATGCTATCTGTTATATCTTTCTGATTGAGAGTTATCCCTCCTAAGAACAAAGTATTATCTTTGATACCTAATGTTGAGGCTGTTATATCTTCACTTCCTAGATATAATAATAATTTATAATCAACATCTTCCCCATATATACCAGTATCTGAAAATGTTATTTCCTTATTTCCATTTATCTCAATGTTATTAACGATTTTAGCTATAGGGGTACTATCTATAGAGGTTCTCAATATAGAGTAAACCCTAATATACTCTTCCTTATCATTTACATCACTAATTTTTATCTCAAAAGAATTACTAGAGCTAGATTCTGCATCTAATCCTCTGTCTTCTAGTGATATGTAATATAATGGAGATATATAAAATGGAGAGGATTCTTTACCATTCTTAGTATAGTATGTAAACATATATTGAATGACACCAGAAGAGAAATAGCCTCCGTCATTTAACCTAGTTATAGTAACTTCACTACTACTACTACTACTACTAGCAAAGTTGAAGCTATCATCATTCCACAGAGATCTAGTTCTCTCATCTGCTGCAATATTTATGTATCTGGGTTGATTAATACCATCAACCCAGTATATCTTTTGGATTGCGTCATTTTCATAATTTGCTATAGCTTCTATGGGATACTTGTATTGAAAATTTAAAAAACCCTTATATAATAATTCAGACTTAATAATGCCTTCATTAAAATTTATCTTATATATAAAGTCTCCGCTTTCTATCTCTATATCAGAGATATTTGCAGTCTCTGCTTTAATAGAGATGTTTGTAGTCTCTGCTTTAATAGAGATATTTGCAGTCTCTGCATGATTTATATCAGGAATATAGTATGAATCTATACTATTATGTGTAAATATAATTAGATTATTGCCTAGTACAGCTTGTCCTATAGGAACTCCAATGATATTATTGCCAAGACCTTCTATATCCATAAGTTTATTACCTTTCTCATTGACAAGGCTACCTAAAGTATTCTCACCAAGAGGTATAAGTCTTAGATTTTTATTTTCATAGGAATATTCAGGATTAAATTTGGAAACACTCAAATCCCTATTCATTCCCTTTATATTGAATACTATGGATTTATTCATATCTAAACAGTTATTGAAGTTTTAACCTTTTTAACTCTCCATTACTCTTAAAGCCAGTTCTATGTTCATTTCCTCTTATTATTAATGTTCTCCATGAATTATAGAAAGATTCTGCCTTATCAATAGATAGTCTATTAAATTCTGTTTGACAGTCTCCAACTGCCCAAGCATATTCTCGCTGAACATTTTGCAGCACAGCTAATTGTATTTTACCTAAGTCAAATAATACTGTGAAACATTTCTTTTTTATATACAATTCCAATGCTCTAGTGAAACTACTATTGTCTGGAAGAAGAGGAAAACCATCATCATCTACCATAATAGCTTCATAGGATATTTCTATTTCTCCTTCTTTTATAGAAGTATAAATAATACCTCCCTGTATTTTATATGTGAGGCCAGAATATTCTGTAGGATTGGTATTATTGTGACTTAAATGAAAATTATCTGTAGAATATCTAAAGGGAATATTCTCTTTAGTACTTCTAACTTGAATCATTTGATAATAATCATCAGGAAGAGCAGCTCTATAGTCATCTATCTCTAATATGGCTGTTTTGTTTTCAAATATAGAAGGGACTCCTACAATTCTCATAAATTCAATAGTATATGCTACTGCTTTTTCAAGAGTCAAGTTCTGCAACAATGGATGCTGCATTATACTGTCAAGTATATATCTAATATTATTATATGCCTCTGCCATTTCAATATTATTTTATTATAAAAGCATCAAGCTCATTATTTTTAATCTTTAATTTCAGTCTAGTTTTAATATTCCTATTAATATTAAATTGGTAGAACAATTTATTTACATAATTGGCTATGTTCTTGTTATAGTAGACCTTGAACACCTCTTTTTCTGGTATTTTAATAAGTGTTTTATTCTTATAGGATTCCTCATCTTCATACCATAATTTAATGGTTCTATTCCAGTCAATGGGCATATTAGTTTTAATTTTCCCATCCTTTATACATATATTTACATTGAACTTTCTCAATTCTAATCTGCCTAATCTACAAGGTAAAGTTATATCATTACCATTTAAGAATAGCTCTACTAATTCCTCATTTACTTTTCTAATAATAGAAAAGTATTGATGTTCATTAAGTATATATTTAGGATCCTTTGGTTTATTCTTTCTATAGAATTTGAAGCCATCATAAACTCCATATGAGTTTCTAACCTTATGGTTTCTATGTCCTGACACTTTCAATATAGAGTTTCTAAAATCAGATAATCCCATACTATTTTTTGATATTTACTTCAGATAAATTATCTTTAGCATCATTAATATTGTCCTCTGGTCTATATATTGCAGGGGTGAGAGTTTTGATTATCATCTCTATTAATGGAGGTACTAAATAATCTTCAATAGGAAATACCCTATCCAATAACTCATTATTTACTCCTAATTGAAGATCTGATGCCGCAGCACAATCTTGGAATACACCATAGAGATAGATATTTTCTGTATTCAGAAAATCATTATTATTAAATTTAAAATATAGATAGTTATCAGGCCCAATAGAGCAATATACTATGTTTGATAAATACTTATTATATCCAGTGTATCTCATCCTATCCTTAGAAACCAATGATATTTCTCCATTATAATAATGGCTTGTATATACCCTTTTAACACCAAAAGGCATAAGTGAGGGTATTCTTTCCTCACTCCTCAAAAACACACCTCCTTCACAAGGTATACCTGATATAGCTGGAACTTCTATTAGGTTTAAATACACTTCTTGATAATTATCCTCTGATACAATTTTTCTAGGGTCAGAATATCTCTGTTTTAATAAAATCGCTCTATATTTAACTAATAGAAGTATAATATGTTCCTCAGTAAAATTAGAATCATCAGAGAATAGCTTTAACTCATCCAAAATCATATATACTAAATCTCTAAATGTGTGCATAGTATAATATTTTAATATTCTATTGCAAATATAATAAATAACGATATGCTATACAAGGATTTAATTACTTTTATATTATATGGATAAATTTAATGTTATAAGCAAAAAAAAAGAGGACCTAAGTCCTCTTTTTGTTACTTATTTAATCTCCCTCAGAAGTATCCAATTTAGCAATAGATAGACCTGTAGCTGAGTTTATAGCAGCTATAATGTCATTAGCTAGCTTATTAGATACTGAATTATTAGCACCAACTTTAGGAACAACCAAAGTTATATCTTTTTCAGATTTTTGTACACCCTCATTGCTGCCTATATAAGCATAATGTATATCAATAACATTATATTTACTTTCTGGATCTACTAGATAGCTTGTTCTAATAACATTAGGGAATCCTACCATCCTATAGACGTCTCCTCTCTCACCCATACAGAAATACTCTAAGTCAGCAATTTTATGACCATTAGAGATACTATTGGTTGAAGCCACTTTCTTCACAACTCCCCAAATTCTATAATCACCATCAGAAATAATAGAGTCAGGCTGTAGTGTAAAGTTAACAGGAACCTGTTCCATTACACCAAGAATCCATTCTTGTGGAGCTTCTTCTATTACCAATCCTGTATATGTTCCAGTTAGAGAGCTTTCTTTGGTATCTTTTGTTACCTCTGCAGGAGTTCCTGTAACTGTATCGGGTTTAGTACCTCCTGTTTCCAGATAGAATTTTAACAATCCTTCTTCCTCTCTGCTGAAATTCTTAACCAATGATATAGCTAGTGTCTTGTAAAAGTCTGATGCTGTCATACCTGTATAAGCATGTACCATACCATATTTATAATATTGATCCTCATCTGACAGTCCAATGTAGTTTCTGAATGCAATCCTTAAAATGTAATCTTGTCCTGCAGGATTACCACCATTGATAGTACTATCAAGTGTTAATTTATACTTAGCTAAATCATGAGCTAAATCATCAGCATCAGTAGCTTTGGCATAAATAATATTATCAGTGTTTATAAGGTCACTTCTCGTTATTCCTCCTGCACCCATATATTCAAAATACAAATGTGTCTTATTTGTATCGGATTTTACAGCAATAGCACCTGCTGTATCAGTTTTGATTACATTGGGAGATTTTAGAGCATTAGCTACATAAAGCTGCCTTACTTGATTTGTTGAAAATACCATAATTAAAATTTTTAATTAAACAAATATAAGAAATTATTTCACTATTTGTGTTGAATATACCCTTTTAGCAATTTCTACTGCCACTTCCAATATTTTTCTATGTAGGGCAGAGTTTAATCTGCACTCTGAGCTGGCTTCTCTGCCATTTATAGATAGGCCCTCTGGTAAATCTATCAATATAATAGGGTCAGGCCTAGATAAGTATCTAACAGTATAATTCTTTATATTGTATTTGGATACCAATTCTACTGAGTTATCTTTCACATCCAATCTTAAGACTCTTCTGTGATTAGGTCCTCTGTATGGACTATTTATAGTCCTGTAATAATCATCTTGTGACACTGGGACTACTATGGCATTACTAGATTGACCTAATAATGAATCATCTTCAAGATGGGCTGATTCATATACAATAAACCATATATCATTAGGTAACACAAAAGTATAAGAGTCACATGATAATTTGCCACTACACCACATAGATTCACGTGGATTCAACACACAAGTCCTAACTAGATTACTTAAATACCTCTTAGCTTCCTCAGTATTATCAAATGAGATATTTAAATTACTCCTGCCCCCATACAAGCTTAACACTACTTCTTCTTGTGCTTTTGTTAATATAACAGATTTCTCATATTCATCCAATCCAGGAGATTGATTACTTGCTATATTATTGTAATAGATGTCAAATTCATTATTGAACTCTTCGTTAGTCATATTATTTTATTTTTGCTTGCAAAGAAAATAATATATCTTGATGCTTTGGTGAATTGAGATACTTAGCAGCTATATTCAATGTTGGCTCTTCATTTATCTCACATAAAGGAGAATTATCACTTCTTAGGTATAAATAGTTACCTCTATTTGAAATCAAACCAAGCTCTATACATTTCTTTATAAGGACTTTAGTACCTAGGAGAGGATCTGTAACAACTCTTAAGAATATCTTACTATCTGCTTGAATCAGAGCATTAACTCTTGTTTGTAAAAATTCAAGTTTAGCTGAAGGGGAAGTAGGTCTCCCATCAATAATTTCCACTATTACCCTCAGAGTATCAATATCATCTTCAATCTTACCAAACTCTTTATAGCATCTCATTGTAGTGCTCATATTATCCTTATTTACCTTAGTCTCTTCACCATCTGATATAATAACAAATTGGTAAGTAGATTTGGGGCTGTCTTGTAATACCTGTAATGATGGAGCAATATAATCTTTATTTGCTAATAGTATCTTGTATCTGATGTAATCCTCTGGGTCAGCAAGGTTAAAATAATTATCTTGCTTAGATAATCTTACTCTCGAGATACCTCCTTCATTGCTATCATCCCAGAAATTATCCACCTTTTTATAAACACTTAATGCGTTATATTCAAGACCCATTATTTCTTCGAGAAATGCTTTCTCTTTATCTGTAAGAACATTGACAAACATCCCTGAAGATAATCTTGGTACTGTAAATACTATTACAGCCCCCTCTGCCATACCTCCAGACAATACATGTTTAGGATTATTACCCCATATACCTGTCAATTTAGGTATATGTCTTACAATAATTCTTTCATTTCTCAAACAATTAACTGGAGCATCTCCAGACACTTCTATCTTCTCTTGCTTCTTTCTTGTGGTCTTTGCAGTGACTTCTTCTTTTGACACTTCTCGGAGTGGAATCTCTGTATCATCTACATCAAAATTAAGTTCAGTATAATCCACTTTCTCTTCCATTTTCTTCTCTACCATATCTTATATTATTTTCTTTCCTTTGTTTTCTTTCAATAAGGTAAAGGGAAGTAGGAGTTTCTCTACTCCCCTTTATTGTTAACCCTGCAGAATTGCAGGAATAAGTGACATAGTTCTTGTTGGATCAAGAACACAGATACCAAGAGTAGCCATTCTATGAATTACAGCGGCATCTTCATCAAATGACATATAGGGATTACCTATTTGTCCTGTAAACGGATTTCTCAATCCCCACTGATAACCTCTATATTCATTATCTCCTTTAATCTTACATTTAAAGATATTAGGTTGGTCCATAGTACCAATATACATAATATCATACCTGTAAGAGAAGGCAGGGCCTCCATTTGGATGGATTACTTTGTTCCTTACTGGATCATCATAAAGAGGATCTACATCAATTTTAACCCTAACTCCATTAGGAGCTTGATATTCTACAAATTGGAAGCCAGCACTCAATGAGTTTTGATGCAACTTAGACTGCGTCTTTTGAACAACACCAATAGAATTATTATCAAGAACGAATTGAGTCCAACCTGATATTGTCTTTAGTACCTCTTTGTGGAATTGAATAGCACCTCTCTCACCAGTTTTGATTAAGAAGTACCTATCTCCATAATCCAATTTAGAAGCAGAAAGCTCATACAAAGCATCTTCAAGAAGTTTCAAACTAAATGTATTGTAATACATAGTATTGGCAACTTCCATTTGCTCAAACAGGCCAGCACCCGTTTTAATAGAATTACCAGATTTACCAAAGTTCATATACTCTCCATTGGAATTTCTGTTGCTTCTACCAAATGCCAATGCGTTATTCTTGTATTCAGAGAACTGTTGTTCTACTTCCCATTCTACATTGTGCATCCACTTTGTGGCAACTGTCTTAACTGCTCTACCTCCCTCTTCTTTAAGGATAGGAATACCTATAGCCAATTTTTTATTCAGCATAGAACCTGGAACCTTATGCTGTATCCTTACTACAGACCATTCATTCCTCATGGAAATGGGGCTTGTAAATCTGACATCACCTACTTTTCTTGATAACTCTTTTTCTACGAAAGCAGCTTCAACTGAGAATCTCTCTCCTGCAAGTATCCTTTCAGCAGGAACACCTGTTGTATTGCCTCCTGCAAGTTCTACTTTATACACTGCATTGGTACCTTCCATTCTTGGCTCCCCAAGAATCCTAAACTGATAGACTTCATTTAGATTACCAACGATATACTCACCATCAGCAAACCAGTCTTCAGGAAAGACTAAATAAAAAGGAGCAGTACCCACTCCAATCATACCACTATCAGCCTCAACAACAGTACCATTTTCATCCCTTGCCTCTATAAGAGGAATATTTCTTCTTGAAGAACCAATAACTTCCCAATAGTATTCACTATCATCCTCAAATTCTTTTATTGGAAATTGATTAAGGAATGTGTCAAGTGTTTTTCCCCTATAATAGGCCAATAATTGTACCATTAGGTTTGTAGCTTTTTGTGGACTTAACTGAAAGATAGCACCAAGATGGTTCTCTTTTGTTAACATTCTGTTATCCTATAGGCTTTTTATCCTATAGCTCTTTCACTTTACCATTGTGAAAGTTCAGCATATATCTTCATACTATTTAGTATGTTGGGCACTCGTGGAAGAATTATATTCTATGTGGTTATAAATACATGCTTTCCCGAATGTAGGATTATGTAAATAAATCCATTCATAGTTTCATCTTCTATGCGTTACACTGTCCATAGGTATTATCCTATGTCTTAGCACGGTATTACCCTTTATTATTGGAGGGCTTCACCGTTTTTACCCAATTTTACAAGGGCTTAACCTGTGAGTCAACCCTTCCAATGTTGGAAACCTACCATTTGAAATTTACCTAATTTTCCAGCCATTTTCTCAAATTTAATTGTTAGTTATATTTATAATACCATAAAAGTTTATAACTTCTGTGTTCCAAAGTACATCTCCTACCTTTGTAATTGCAAATCATTAACATAATCTATTTGCTATTCAATTTATTTTGTACTATAGTACCCAGTAGTATTTTCCCTTGAATTTACTTATATCATAGTCTCATTTTATTAGGATTTACTCTGTACTCTTTATTTATATCTACGGCTTTATAATTTCTTATGAAATTATTCCATTTACACATCCAAATCCCAATCCTTTCCAATAAAGGATTCAGGATCATCTTCAACTCCACTAACAAACCTCAAATTGCCATCAGAGGATCTTGCTGTATTATTAAGGACATGTTCTAACTCTTTAAGGCTCTTTTTTACTTCTCTTTTCACTTTACCTTTAACTAAGCCGTCTAAATTCTTAAACCCATCAGTAAGAGTAAACAATAGGCCTAGATTCTTCAAAAAATCAATCCTATTCTCCATTTCATATTTTTGAATAGCTGTAAAGAACTCTCCTGTCTCAGGATCTTTATAAATAGGCTTACTTATATTATCATATATTTTTTGTCTTGTACCCTTATCCAAAGATAAGTCACCAAATACCATATTTTCTTCAAGGATGGATTTCCTTAAATCTTCAGCCTGTTTCTTCCTTTCCTGTACTTCTCTTTGAGCCTCTTCTTGAGCTTCCTTTATAAGACTATCATACTCAGTTTGAAAAAATTCCTTGTTACTAGCTAAAGCTTCTCTTGCATCTTCTAGATCTGTCCCAGAATTAAAAGATTTCTGTACCTCTCTTTGTGCTCTTTCTTTGCTATAACCTCTATTAATGAAATCTTGATAAATAAGTTGTTGTCTTAATTTTTCACCTTTATCAGATTCATCAGCAATCATATTGTCTTGAAGAGAATTTAAATAATTAAGTGTATTCTCATACCTCTTGACTTCATCTGGCTCAATTCCTACATTAAGTGCCTTGTCAATTCTTTTTTGCCTCTCATCAAGCCTTGCTTGAATTTGATTTTCAATAGCTTCTGCGAAATCTTCAGGTGACTGAATCTTGTTAGCAACATCATCTTCAAGGTCAGGGAAGATACCTTCTTCTTTCAAGGCTTTAGCAATGGAAGAGTAGAAGTTATTATTGAGAGAAGTGCCTTTACCTTTTCCAGAATCAGTATCTTCCTTTTCCTCTATATCATCTTCTTTTCCACTACCTACGCCCTCTGGCTTATCAGTAAATAAATTATTTACATCAACAACCTCAGTAGTTTCTTCATTATTATCTTTATCTTGGGGGGCATTGCCCTTATCAGCAGTAGCATCTTGTGTCCCCTCTTCTACAAACAGATCTTCTATTTCATCTGCTCCTAAAATGTTATCCAAACTCAATTCTTCTTCCATCTTCTACTACAATATTTGTTATAAACATAGTGCAAAGTTATGGATAACTCTGTATTTACACAAGTACATAAATAAGCTTCTTATAGTAGTACAACAAAAGTATTTGTCTTATATACAAAAAGAAGGACAAGATACTAATCTTGTCCTATCTTAACTAATCTTCTTTAAAGTAATTCCATAACTTAAAACCATCTTTATAATCATCATCTTTGAACCAGAATACAACAGCAGATTCAATTATCTTTTGTTCTATGCCATCATTAAACCATGACTTAAACAGTTCACAATAGTCATGATATTGTGCATTAATAGCTACATATACATCAGCATGGGTTACACTTTGGGGTATAAATCCTCTATATCTTTCACATACTTCCTTTGCTTTGGATATGTCAAATTTTTCTCCAACATGTTTTCTACCATTTTCAAAGTGATACATATTAGATACTACATACTTCGCGTAAGAGTCATTAAAATGTTCATTGCCAGTAACATCTTTATTCTTCATAGCTTTCATAAACCTATACATATCCTCTTCATTCATATCCCCTGACATCCTATTAATTCTATCAAAGAGTCTATATCGGCCTCTATTATCTGAGTTAAGCATTTCATCAAACTCTTCAGGGTAATTATGCCTTCTCATATAAAAATCATCATACATATCATTAAACATCGGAAAATCTCCTTCTCCTTGGTGTCTCATATAATGACTGTTGTTATTCTTGGACATAAATTCTCTAAACTTGCCTATGAACTCTTGCTCACTCATATTTTTACCTATACCTCTATCTTTAAGGTATTTCATTAACATAAGTTCATCCATATCTACTAGTCTTTAATGATTAACATTTCTTTAAAACTTTCTAGATCTGCTATATCAAATACTAATCTTTTATCTGTAAAAGGTATATTAAGTTTAATACTTCCTTCACCTATTTCTATATCTCCAATAAATGCAGTTTTGAAAATAAAAGGCCTAGTAGACATAAGATTTTCCATCAGTTACTTCAGGATTTTGTTTACTAAATTCTCTGAACCTCCTAAACATCTCCATCTCCTTATTAGTTTCCTGGATGATTTTTCCCTTTAACTTTCTAACTATTTTTAATTGCTTCTCTAATAGCTCTTTACCTTCTGGGGAACTCTCGATCCTACCTTTAACAAGAGCTAAAATTTCAGATTGAACCATATCTTGTATTCTAGTATATGTATCTACATAATCTTCATCTTGTAACAATCTGGATTTCTGTTCTTCTGACATAGGATTAATCTCAGCATCTATATCATCCCATATAAGCTTTTGTTGTTGCAAAGGCTGAACCTGCTGTCTCAGTTGTTTAGCAGCCTCTAGATTTTGTTTATATTTCTCAATAAGTTGTAGTTGCTCATCAAGACTATTCCCTACTATACTATTACCTAATAATGGATCACTTCCTCCTAATATGACTTAATTTATTGGGATCATAACTATATAATTTAAAGATTAATATTGTAAAGTAAGGGGAATAATTCCCCTTACTTTAAGCAGCAGGAGTAGTTGTAGTTACTACCCTTGGACATCCACACTGATTAGCACCAACATATCCTGTTACTGTAGGAGTATTAGGTAAGCATACTTCACCATAAATAGCTTTACAGGTTTTTCTATCAGTATAATTAATGCCAGCAGTAAATGCTTTATCAATTTCACATTGGATAAGCTTATCCTGATATGGTCTTACTGCAGCATTAATAGCTACCTGTATGATTTCTAACATATAAATAAAGTATTATAAATAATAAAATGCCTATTATTATACTATGCAACATTAATAATTCAAAATCAGTAATAGGTATTCCAATATAGTAGTCTATAATGTTAATAATATCAGTTACAAGTATATAGTACAGAAACATTTTATGATACAGACAAAATCTGAATACTATAGATGAAAGATACATGAACATCCAAGTAAGTAAAGACATTCCTGCAATATTGCTAAGTACAGGAATATCAATACCTACATAAGCTGTAGCAGTGTTAGCTACGTAGAATAATGTTATAAGCATAGGCATATACTTCAACATTATTAACAACAATTTGTATAAAGACTTACTTCTTAAGCTTTCCTCCATTTCCATATCTGCCTCTTTTGATGCCAGCTTTAGGAGACATTGGTTTTGCTCTACCTGTTCTTTTTGCCATAACTATTTCCCCCTTTTAGTCTTTCCTTTTCCTTTACAACCACATTTCTTTGCCATAGTCTTTGATATTTATCATTACACAATTTCTATAGTTACTTCTTCTCCATGAGTAATAGCCTCTTTTATTACTTTGACTAATCTCTCCTCATAAGGAGTTGAATTAAGTACTTTACCTGTCACTTTATTTTCTCCTACAAGAATACACCCAGCTGAGTCTTCTGCTGTATTTCCCCTATGAATAAGTACTCCTTCAAAAGAAGGAACATCAATTAATCTTGGCAGCTCTCTACCAAATTTCGGAGACATGTTAATTGTTACCTTATATTTGCCAAATGGTATACAAGTTTCTCCATAAACCTTCATCTCACCATTATCGAATCTTCCATTCTTGTTTAAATCTCTATTCTTGTCTTCAAGAGTATTACAAAAGAATTGGTCATCTATGTAAAGATTACCTATGGTGTAGTTATCTTTAAAATATCTTCTCTCAAGTTTCAATCTCATCTTTGTCCTCCTTTGATAAAGGAATTGCTCCTCCTAACATATCTTTAATTTGTTCTTCAGTATAGAATTTTCTCTTAATACACCCATCGTCAAGACAAGAGTTATTAAGCAATCTATGAATAACCTCCTTTAATCTATATACCTCAATTCTATTATTCTCAGCAAGATCAATATAAAACTGAAGCTTCTTGTTATTGTCTCTTACAATATCTTCATAAAATTCGAGAGATTTTTTTAAATTCTCTATCTCATTAGAGTCTACCTCACTATTATACTTCCTCCTAGCAAAAAACCAAGAAACCCAACCACTCATAAAAGTGGTTACCATACCTACTCCTCCAGTAATAAGTATTCCTAAATCAACCATTTCTTTCTATTTTACAATTTCAACAAACTTCTGTTTCTTATTAGTACTATAGGGATTATTATTAATAACTTGCACTTCTAATACTTTATGTTTCCTTTGAAACCACCTTAATATTTTACACTTCTTAGGAGGTTTTATAGTCTCTTTCTTATAGGCAGTTACTATATAATATTCGTTAATAAACCTTGGAGAAATAGTTATAGTACTTGGATATTTTAGATTTAAATCTATAGAATACCAACTATCCCTCATCGTAGTATCTATATCCAACTTAGTATCTCTGAATAAAGTATCTTTGAAGATAATAGTATCTTCTTTCTTATTGACAGATAATAAATACTGAAGCTGTTTAAGATTCTTATCTTTAATGCCTAAATCCTTCCTGATGCTATCCATTTCCATCAATATGGAGTCATTGAAGTACTCTAACTGTGATATGGTAAGCTCAAATACCCTACTTCTATCTTTCAAGTAGCTATTTTCTTGAGAATATGCTTTCTCATTTTTAATGGCCACAGAAAGTTCTTCCTTTAAAGAAGAATTTCTCTTGAAGAGTATATAACTGCTTAGAATCAGAATACAGAATGATACTGCAATTCCTATATTAAAATAACGCTTAATATTTATCATATCATTATATTTAAATCCATTCAGCAGCTTGCCTGCACCTTATCTGTGGATTAGATTCACTAGGCCAGTAACTATACATATCATAAGAATATCTACCTAAATCTCCATAATACTTATTACTATCCATACTACTCTCCCCAGTATAGGTATAAGCTTCTACCCACTCATATCTATCTAAATCCTCATTATAATAGAGGTAATATCCCCATAGAGTAGCATCAAGAGGTAATTGTATTCTAGATTGGCTAAAAGGCCCATTATTATATCTTATAACAGTTACATAAGGATGGTTATAAGTTATAGATTTTCCTCTACTATACCCAAGGCTTCCAAATTTACTCTCCACTTCATCTAGAGTGCCCAAGTAGCTCCTATTATTTGTTATTACAGGTGAATCAAATAGATATAAGTGATCTATAGGCCATGAGTACGATAAATTATTAGATATACCATACCATTCTACTGCATTGCTTCCTAACTCTATACGTACTTCATTTACAAAAGACTTCATGGGAAGAGTTCCTATCTCTATGTCCTCTCCATCATAATTTGATAAATAAAAGGTTAAAGTCCCACCAAGATTATTATCCATTAGTAAACTGTACTTGGTATTATTGTAAGTATAATTTATATAGTTCTTGTTACTAGTAAAAGTGCTATTAGAATTTACAATGTAGGTTGTTTGAGAATCTTTAAGAGCAGAGCCAGCCATATTACCCTTAACAATAATATCACTTCCATAGGGGACATATGATCTATTTATAATCATGGTCCAAGCATAAGTTGTAGCTCCTGACATATCAGCTATTTGTATAATCTCATTATTTGAGTAATTACTGCTATTTTTCAGATTACCTCCAGAATTTATAAATTCCAATTTTGTAATATACTCATTAATAGGGGATAATGCAGTTCCTAATAAATCATTTACATCCTGTTTAACAGCTAATTCTGACATAACTTATCTTCTAGCATTTTTATTTTATTCTCCAATAATTGTACTTTTAACAATAACATTTCTATATAGTCTATAGATTTATAGCCATTGCTATCTGTTTTGACCAAATCAGGAAGTTGAGCTTCTACATCTTGAGCTATGTATCCTATAGAATGCTTTTTAGACTCTTTTAAGTCAAACTCCTTTAATTTAAAATCACTTATACAATTATATTTAACTATATCTAAGTCTGTTATGTTCTCTTTTAATCTCCTATCTGAACTCTTATATATATGTGCAGCGGTTATATCTCCTGCAGCGGTTATATCTCCTGTGCCTGATGACTTTGTTACATTAATACCTCCATATACTCCTAATACATTATCTGAGCATACTCCTATTCTAATAGTAGAATCATCTGATACAGAATGGAATACCATATCACCTTTCATATAAAGTACTCCTGTATCCACTGAGTCAGAGCAATCTATCATTACTGTTCCTCCAGCACCTGTTCTTAGTATTATTGGAGCAATAGTCATATCTTTGGTATAAGGTGTGTATCTCTCTGAATTTAATAATATATAAGCCTGTTGCCCATAAGTAACAAATCCAGTAGGGATTCTATTGGAATTTCCCACTCTTAGGAAGGCAGCATTATTACCAGAAGATACATTTGCTCCTACACTTATATAAGTTGCATTAGAAGAATTATTAATATTAGATGGTCCTCCCAATAATACAGCAGGTAATGTATTGCCATTAGAATTAGCTCCTAAATTCTCAAGTAGTGCTACCTGAGAGGCAGTCATATACCCACTAGAACTTCTTGTAGCTGACGGCATAGAAGCTGTTAAATTAATAATGGTTCCTGACTTAGAAGCATTTAATGTTATAGGAGATGTACCACTGGCATTTATTGTACCAATTCCCCCTAAACTACTAAGAGTATAAGTGGTATCTGCCCAAGGAACATTGACAAACATCTTTCCCTCACCAGAAAGCTCAACAGGATAGTTTCTACCATTTTCAGCATATCCTATCTTGACTCCCCCTAGTGCACTTGAAGAGGCTTGAGGTAATGTGTAACTGCTTCCCTCCCAAGGGACATTCACATAAGCCTTACCATTACTGTCTAATTTAACTGCATAATTTTTGCCATTTTCAGCATATCCAATCCTAATTAGTCCACTAGTAGTACTACTAGCCAGATTTAAATTTCCAGTATGATATAGAGTATTTGTACTATTGCTTGTAACAAATTTAGGATTGCCATCTGTGGCTACAGCAAGTATATATTGAGCAGAAGAGCTGCTAATCCATTTAATACCTATACCAATACCACCATTAATATCCTTATACAAATAAGGGTCACTATCCTTATGCCCTAAATTTAATCTACCTGGGATAGAAGTATTACCAGCTTTATTAAACACAATTAATTCTCTAACAGGAGTACTACTAGTAGTCCGTGTTCCCGAATACTGTGAAAATTTCACTATCTCGTTATAGGTGGCAT